GCTTAATACATGGTCTGTATATACGATTGTATTATCATAACTATTTAGCAATTCGGTTTGCGAACAGCCCTGTATCGCATTAGTATCACAAGTCGGTTTAAAAGGTTGATATGCCTCAGGCGCACGCTTGTAATATGCAGGTCCATGACTACCCACCTGATGCAAAACAATCAAACGTGGGCGATCATCATCTTTGGCAATAGTAGCCAAATACTGCTTTAAGCTGTCAATGAGAATGTCATCATAACATTCGCCATCTTTACACCATTTTTTCTTTAAGTTTTCTGGAATCTGGTATTGTTCAACACGATCACATGCACCTTTACAACCCGAGTTATTATCAATCCAAGTCACTTGGTAACCCGCACGTTTTGCAATATCTAGTAAACCTTCGCGGTGACTAGCTAATTGCTCATCATAATCTACACGTGGCATACCCGAGAACATACATGGCACAGAAACAGCTGTCGCCGTACCGCATGAGCTCACTTGCGAAAAGTTGAAAATATCTTGTTTAGAAAGCTCCGGATTCGTATTTTTTGCATACCCATTTAGAGAGAAACTTTCGGCACGTGCCGTTTCACCGACAACAAGTATCATTAACTTAGGGAGGTTCTTTTGTACGCGCTGAACTTGATGAGCATCTTGTCCATATATCACAAGAGGCAGATTTTTCTTCGGAGCCTTCTTATGATAGTAAGACATAAGCGATGAAATACTATTTTGCGGTGAAATCATCCCTTTTAAATCACGATGTTCACGAAATATTGCAGCGAAATCGACATAGTAAGTAAAAAGTAAAACACCGACCACTGCAAATGAAGCTACCAGTGAGAATACTTTCTTCAATAACAACCGTGATGCTTTTTCTTGTTTAAATTTAACTTGAGTAATTAAAAAAATGGGCAAAATAACAAAAAAAACTGTCCATAAAACAAAGCGTAAAGAGATTAGATCGGTAAATTCCGAAACATCGGTCTGCACCATATTTTGAATTTGGTCGGGTGAAATAATGACACCCAATGTGTTTACAAAATAAGAGCTAAAGCCACCAATAAATATCAATAAAATTGCAAAGATTTTGGCAGTCCATTTCCAATTTATTAATTGAAAAATTAAATTATATGCAGCTATTAAAATAACTAATGTCGCCCCTAAGAAAAGAACTGACTTAATACCATTATAAGGTGTAAGTTGATGGATTTTTTTAAAAAAACCTATATTCAGAAATAAACCTAGCCAGATAGATAAAAGCAAATTAAAATTTAATAGTGTAACATCCTTGCATATTTTTTTGAATTTAAAAACATTAAGTGCCATTTTTAAAAACCATTAAATATAAAAAATGCTAAGATTAGATACCATACCTTAAAGAAAAATTAAAAAAGAACCTTTGTAATATTCTTTATTTATATGACGATGGCTCCTTGAGCTAAAAAATCAGTTCATTATTTGAACACATTTTATAAATAAAAAATTTTAAACTTTATAACTGATTATTTTAAAATCTTAAAACCGATTAATTATTCGGCTTTAAGACTATATTTTTATTACTAAATTTGAAGACAGGAGATAAGAACTAACTTTATATCTTTAGCAATCTAAATATGCATAGTTATCCCCAGTTGAAATGCTCGCCCTGGTAGAGGGGCAATATATTTTAGAGGAGAGTTTTGTGGTCTAGCCTCTTCGTTCAGCAGATTTGTACCATTTAAAAATATATCAAATGAAGCATTTTTAATCTTTAATTTTTTATCTATCTTAAATTCAAGTAAGTTGTAACCAGATAAAGGAACTTCCTGTATTACATTCTTACCTAGATATCTTGGCTCATCGTAGTAAATACTTGAAATTTTACCTTTCCAAGAATCATTTCTCCACTCAAGAAACATGCCATAACGATTAGTAGGCATATTTGGTAGGTAAACTCCATCATTAGCTAACCTTATACCTGTAGGATTAACAGCCTTATTTTTAACAAAATCAGCTAAACCACCTAGTTTAATATTCCCAATATGAGCTAGATTAAAATCATAAATTAAATCAATTTCAAACCCTTTGACGTCAGTGTCTGTCTGTTTCCAGTATTTTAAAGGTAATCGATTTTGCACAGCAACACCTGAATGAGATAAATACATATAATTTTCAAAATCCATTTGATACCCAACAAGTTGCATGACCCAATTATTCCAATTCAAAAACATACCTAACTCTAAACTTTTAGATTTTTCTGGTTTGAGATTCTGGTCGCCTTCTTCTTGTGCCATAACAGAATAGTGAACATTACTTGAATAGAGCTCATTCACTTCAGGTGCTCTTTCTGAAATACCATAATCAACTTTTAAATTTATAAAATTATTAACCTTATATTCTCCTCCGATAAAATATTGGTTTAAATTATATTTTCTATTTTCTATTCTTGAATTACTAGCATTTCTTGCTAGTTTAAAATCATTATCTTGAAGCTCATGTTCAATTCTTTCAAAACGATAGCCCGTATTTAAAGTAAATTGTTTGATATTTAATTCTTCTTGTAAGAATATAGCTTTACTAATAGTACTTACATTAGGTAAATAGCGCTGACTACCACTTCCTTCGATATTCCTATTTTTAAGGCTAAAACCAAGTATCCCATCTAATCCCTTAAAGGATGACTGTTTCATTATTAATTCAATTAATTGATTATCAATTTTATACTCATTAGCTTTTGCAGTACCAACATATTCTCCAGATTTATTAGAAAGCTGTTGAAAATTCAAACTTATCTCTTCTGCAGAGGAAATTGGTTGGATAAAATTGGAATTTAATACAAAACGATTTTGATCTATTTTCACACCAACCGGTAATGTTTCATAAGAATCAGCAAAAGATTGATTTTGTAATGAAAATCCTGGTACACCATATTCACTTTTTTTCTTATCTGCACTCAATCCAATGAAACCTTTATCAAAAAAGTATGTTGTTCCAAACCCAATATTCTCATTCTGAGCATAACTGTTACCTAATTTTTTAAAATAATTTGGTGTAACATCCGTATTGATCTTTTTTATTGTATTTTGCGGAGTATTAGGTATGTACTCTGGATTTTTTGGATTTATATATGTTTTTCCTCCCCATATAGATGTGGGCTTATCTGTATAAAAAGAAAAATCCCCATCTGCCCAATCAGGATTCTCAGTCATAAATTTATCTATGTATGGTTGTGACGACTTGTTATAAATATGTTGGACTCTACTATCCTTTTGACAGGAAGCTGCTAATGCACTATTGATCCCACCTGAATTTGAAAAAATCTGGTCTTCACATAATTTGGCTTTACTATTTCCTGGAATTTTATAAGAAGAAATTTCATATTCTGAATATCTTATATTTGTAGACCAGTTTTTTTGATCATTGATGTTAAAATTGAACCCCTTTACATCAAAATCATTAAATCCTTTCCGAAAGACAATATCTAATTTGTTTGGCTTTTCTTCAATTTTTTTAGGAATTAAACCCGATTCTATTTGAACACTCCCGCCTATTGCATTTCCGCCATAACGAATATTATCTGTATTTTTGTTCACTATCACTTTTTCTATAAAAATTGGATCGAATGGTATATTAATATTTCCACTAAATGCATTCATTCCATTAATAAATTCTCCATTTTCAATTACTCCAACCCGATTTCCACTCAAACTACGTATAACTGGTGCACCTGCATTGGGTCCAAATGAAGTACTTTGTATACCTGTTATATTTTTAAGAGCATCACCTATTGTATTGGAACTTTCTACTTTTTCTTTGTCCACCACATAATTTTTTTCCTTTAATGCATTTGCCTTAAAAACAAGAGGCTTTAAAATTGCAATTCTCTCCTCAGCTTGCACTTGCTGAATTGCTATAAAAATTAACGGTAAAGCTGCCAAAGGTTTCATAATCCCCCCCTTTTTTTTAAGAAGGGGTTATATTATAACATAACATAAAAAAAACAATCCCTATACATCCAAGTACTTTCATTTATTAGTAAACAGAAAATGATGATTCAAGTTAAATAAGTAGTTTCTTTATTCATTTGATGCTTTTTGGATTCTTCTAACAGATTGAAAAGCTTCTCAACTACAACAGAAGAAATTTCATTACACAATTTAAGGATAGAACATTCAAGTATGTGCACAACCCTAGGATGAAAGATAGAGGATTATCAAGCTATACAATAACAAACATAAGACTACTCGAGCTTTGTAGAAGTATGTGAATTGAAGTTTATTAAATAGCCCTGATCATTCAGGGCTTTTTTTATAATGCTCTAGCGCAAATTGAGACATTGACATTGCTATTGATCGTATGAGCTGTGCATCCTGAAAATAGAATGCACAGCAATGTAATTGTTAAAGCTATCTTTGATCGTCTGCAATGAAAGACTTTCATATAACAACTCGATTGGCGATCCAACCATAGAAAAACTGCTCTTGGCTTGGATTGTGCTCACAAATTTCAATGTAGCGCTGGCCTTGCATGATATTAAGAACTCGCACTAATACTTTCTCGCCATCTTTTCCACGTTTGGCCATATAAATTTTAAGAGCATTTAATGTAGCAGGTCCATAAATTCCGTCGACCGTAAGATCTGGCCAACCTGCTTTACCCTGGTTATTCAATAAGTTTAGTGCACGCTGTAAAAGAGGTTTTGCAAAGCCAGTACCACAATTTACTCCTGTGTCTAATAACTCCTCCGCTACCGCTGAAGAAACGGTATTCACCTGATCAAAACGCGGAGCTGTCCAATAGTTTTTGCGATAAATAGACTTGGCGACATCAAGCGGCAAATCTTTCATGTTTCCTTTAAATCCGTTTGCTCGAGCAACTGCTTCAGTAATACCGTATTTGGTTGCACCGCCCCGATCTGCCGGGTTATTTACATAACCGCCTTCACGTTTGATCAATTCTTCAAGGTATTGTTCGATGTTCATTTAAGTTTCCTTTAGACAATAAAAAAGCGCCCTTAGGCGCACAGTCAATAAAAAGCCGATCTCAAATAAGTCGGCTTCATAAGTTTTGTTTCATAGCTTTAAAATATATATTTAAAAAAAGTCGTAATAGCAGTTATTGCTCCAGCAACACTACCAATTACTAGGGATATAGCTTTACCCCAAGCCATGATTACAGCAGCTCTACCTGCGTCTTTCTCACTCATTTTACCCTCTATACTTATACCGGGTTTGGTGCTAACATTTTCCTCAGATTGATTCATTAATAGTTAACCCTCCTTAACTGTTAACCAAAACCCTAGTGTTGGCGCACTGGGGTTTTTGCTTTTTTGGAATAAAGTACATTTCTTACTTCCTATAGAATTAATAGACGAACTTTACCCCCTTCCGTTTTTTAATATCAGGCGGAAGGGCTTCCGCTAACTTTGTTAAAAAATTGTTTCTGTTAGTTGACTCACGCTTCATACCCGTTTTCCTACCCGTAAAAAAAGAATTACCCCCCGAAGGTGGTCGTTTCATAATATTGGTTGTCGATAGTTTTTCGTAGTAGTCAGCGGCTTGCAGTGTCAACAGGTAATTTCTCTCTTATACTTGATACTTCTAAACAAAACCTCCCGAAGGCGGCATTAGCTGTTTTCAATGTCTTTTCTGGCTTTCTTAAACTCTTTGATTACTTCAACGATCGTTTTACCTTCCTGTTTATCTATAAAATTAAAGATCCAACGGACTAAAGCCCAACCGGGTAAACCACAAACAAAGAAGAACCCACCTAGAGCAATCATCCCCCATACATCAGTAACCCATTCATGAAGTCCCCACTTCACAATAATGAATGAGCCGCCAGCAAGGCTTGATACAACAGTACAGATCAAACCAACTGCCCACTCTTGTGGTGAGCGAGGCATACGTGTCATCAATACAACTGCTGCCACTAAAGCGACCGCTAAAGTCACCATAATTGCTGCACCATAAAATTTTAAAATTGCTGTTAAACCGCTTGTGGAAACTGGTTCCATAAATCTCTCCAGATATTTTTAGACAATAAAAAAGCACCCCAATTGGGTGCTCATAGTTCTTTTAAGGTTTAAAGGGTTTGTAAGATTTTCCCTCCGTTAATCAATTGAGTTGTTAGAGGTGCCACCCCAACAATTGCAGGTCCACCCGGCCCCGGCTGGCCTTCCGTCGTTCCATGGTATTGCCAATTCCATGTTCCACCATTGGTAGACTTGGTACCACGTTCGCCCCATCCACCGCCATCACCCGATAATGGAGATCCATAACGGTCATTTTGGGTTCGGTAGCCTTTTCCGGGTACCGAAGCTTCGGCATCAGTAATTTTTAAGACATTGAAGTAACTTCCAAAATACCAGCGCCAATCTTGTGAGTCGCTTGAAATTGGCTGGCCTGTCATGACCCGTCCAAATGGTGCACCAGCTCCACCCGGAATACCTTGAACACCATAAGACAACCCAGTGTAAATACCGCTTGGTGTTGCTCCACCACCAGATCCACCTCGAGCTAGAGTGCCGCCATCAATAATCAGGTTTAGTTTGCTGTGCCGGTTCAATAAACCGGGTGCTCCCTGAAACCCATCACGTCGGGTTTTAGTAAAGTTGTAATCCGGATCGGACTCCCATGCGCCAAATGCCAAATGAGGTAAACCGCCATCACCACCACGCCCAACAACAGCACCTTTAATAGTCAGATTTACCACCAGATCAGGTGGGAACTCACCAGTATCAATGGCGGGTAGTTCAGTCGCTGCAGGGGCAATAAATTCCTGTTTCGGCGGACTGGAGTTGTAGTCGAATTTATAGACAAATCTGGTTTCCGGTCGATAAGAACTCGAACTAGAAACTAGTGCACCAGATTCAACTACAAAACTGATTTCGCCAGTCGTTGGCAAATCCCCTCTTTGCATCTGATATAAACGCGCCAGATTAATATCCAGCTGGTCATATCGAATGTAAATTGGAGAATCATCAACCGGCACGTCAATAAAGTCTTTATCGTTGAGGTAATAGCGCTCATCGTAATTAATTGCTGTAATAGTATTAGAGAACTGGTCAACCGGTTCTCTTTTTGCAACCAGATAAGGCAATGAACCTTTAGTATCATCATTAACTACTGTATAGATGGTATTTACAAAATCATCAGGACTTAGCTTTAAGGCCCCGTTCGGCAACCGCCCTAAAACCACCTTATTTTTGGCTGAACCCGGTGTAACAGGAATCAGGTCCACTGTGCCATCCGCCATTTGCAGATAAATCACATAGCTCTTGCCTGCAATGAAATCTACATCATGGCTTAAGGTGAGGACTAAACCTTCTTGCTGTACCACCTCACCGCTTTGATGAATACCATTGCGATAATCCGCTACAGCAATCCGGTCACGTAAAACCAGTAATTCTGATTCTGGTGCCGCATCAAAGGTAATGGATTTGCGCTGGAAGCGCATCTTGTTCCAAATCCGGTATGCATTGAAATGCGCTTGCCACTTGTTTCGTACACCAACAGATTTCACCTCTTTTGGGTTTTTGGCTCCTTTATCCGGTAAATAGATATTGATACGGCTATCGTCGGTCGGATCCGTGTATTCATAGATCAGTCCGTCGTAGTCATCCATCACGCCAAAGGTCAGGTCATGCTTGTAACTATCCGGAATGATATTCCTGAAGTTAAACAGCATTACCGAGTTATCAGTTGGCCGTTCAAAATAAAGCTTGAGCTTATTGTTTTGCCGATATGCAGTACAAAACACCGCATCACAAAGATTGGTAACCAGCTCTTCAAAAGATAGATTCGTATCATCAATGGTAGTACAGAACTCAGCCGCTAGCGGCGTACCAAAATAATCAACTACATCATTATAGGTCCGATAGATGTTTTCAAGATCAATCTCATCGATCGAACGGCGGCCAATCTTGTCATCGAGTGCCATAGATACCAAAGCATCAGCAAAGCTAGACGTTGGATATAGCTCTGTTGTCATTGCCCCGTTTTTATAAGTCGGCAACATTCGCTGAAGATCAAAATTGATCTTGCGGGACTTAACAGATAAAGCTCCAGTGGTTGCATAAGTACGCGCACGAAAAACCGTTTCATGTTCATACACTGTGCTTTGTAAAGGATAAGCACCGTAAAGCGCCTGCCACTTTACTTCATCAACAACTGTTGTGACTGTCGGAGTCGGAGTTAAACGGCGTGCACGGACACTACAACGCCCCTGAAACGTGACCATATCAAGTGTTGCACCAACGGTCTGACGTGACTTTGCCGAACCCTTCAAAATGATCTGTTTTAGCATCGGATTACCAATAGCTGCACCAGATTCATTTACCGGTGTTACCTCAACTTCAATCGTGACGTTTACAGCACCCTGATTTCCACCTGAAGAAACGGTATAAAGTCCATTGGTGGCCACAAAATTACACAGCACCCGGCTACGTTCAACATTGTCCAGAATGAATGGACCAATCCATTTTTCACCTATTGAACTGATCTTTGGTGACAAAGCTGCAGTTTGTTGGTTATTTAACTCTTTAAGCTTTAACCAGTTAGCATTAACGGCCGCCGGATTTGATAACGTCATACGGTCATCAGCTACCGATAGAACGCTATAAGTACCATTTAAATCAAAAGTCTGGCCATTAAACGTGAATGAGGCATTGGTGATTTCTACGCGGTCATTACTTACAAACTTAGTGGTTAAATCTGTGTTGTTTGCCGTTGCCCGAAGAATCTCGTTTGGATATGCAAAATGAAGGTAGTTCGTACCTTCTAAAGATTGTGTATCAGCAGGACGTAAAACTTGGCCATTAACAGAAGTTTGATGCTGAACCGTTAGTGGCGGCGTGGTAATTTCGGTACCAAGCGAGAAATATGGCTCACCTGAAACAATATCTACACCTGGTCGAAAGACTTCTACCGATGCGCCAGCAATATCGACAATATTGGTTTCACCGTCATAAGCTCCATTGATTTTATAGTGTCCACGCCCAATACAGCCCACTACATGCTCAACTTCAACGTTGTTTTCATATACCTTGTAAGGTACTGCGATTAGGTCGGGAGTATTCCACCCAGCTCCATAGTTATCAGCAATACGACCATTCACCCGGATCTTGTTTTCCCGGTTAGAAAGTTCATTGTTTGCTGAAGAAGACTGGTTAGTATTTTGAGTCGTTTGTGCTATTGATGGCGTTGGCATTAAAAATGCGATCGCAATACTAATCACAATCGAAACAATAGCCGCGACCCATTTAGGGTTCTCAACTACGATAAAAGTGCCCGGTAAGAAATCAAGCTGCTTTAAGTCATATGCATTCTTTGGTGTGACTTCATTCGCAAATGAAATTTCGGCATGATCCATATTGCTTGTAGTATGAAAGATACGGACATGCTCAGGCATATGTTCATATTTTGAAGTGAGCCATTGCCCAATGGTTTGAGCCTGCTCAATTGTCTTTTCTTCAGACAAAGCGTCTTTTTTATAAATAACTTTAATCATAATAACTGACCCGATTAAACCCCATTTCCATCACAACCTCTTCAGGCAAATAAGTGACTCCGCTTTCCATGAGGTGAAGAATCTTTTGCCCACGAAAAAGCCCCACATGCGGGGGCTTATTTCTTTGTCTCGGATGGAAGGCGACTATGCAGCCTTCCTTGGGCATGGGTAGCGGATTTAAAAGTTTTAACCGTGAAGATAAAAAAGTAATTTTGCCCTTAGGCTGCATAAAGAGTTCAAGCGCTTCAGCCCGATCTATGCCATATAGGTCCATTGCAGCTTCATGAACAAAGTGAACACAGTTGTAGTGATCCTCGTCATATTGCCTATCGAGCAAATGATCATGACTTTTCATATAGCCCCCTTCAAACCACTAAAGCGATCCAGTGCAAAAATGTCCCCAGTTTTAGTGGTATTTAATCGTGGTGATTCAGCCTTGAATGTCACAGCTTTATGGTTCATGGCGACACTTGAGAGTTGCAGTCCAAGTAAATAAAACATTGGAGAGTTCAGATTGTCTGAACTGTAAATCCGGTAATTTACGGTTGGCTTTACATCTGGATATTGCCCTTCGATTACCCGTTCAAACTCATCAGGCATCACATCACCTAGACCAGAGATAGAAACGGTTAATGTCTGGTCCAGATCACCAAGCATTCCGGATCTTTGTATAGAGACTGGCAAGAACTCATAATAGACCTGACCGGATCCTTCCTTATGTTGTACATAGACACCTCGGTCATCATTACGGACTACCCGATAAGTATTCATAAAAGAAGGATGTGATAGCTCAATACACTCCAGTTGATAGACATCAACTTTCCGATTGAAAAAGAACTTGGCATATTCGTTATCCATTAGACCTCCCAATCTTTAATTAATGCTATATCGGCATTCAGGTTAGGCTGGTTTTGAACAACTTCGAGCTGCGCGTTCACACGATATAAGTTGCCGTTGACTTCATTGGTCTTGAACGAGTTTGGAATGAAATTGCATAGATATTGCTGACGTGTTCCCTGATCAATCACCAAATCCGCATAAAATGAGGCTGGTTTGTTCTGGTAGACCCGCCAGAAAGCCATCATTTTATTGAAATCGGTTTTACTTAAGTTCCAGTTCACATCAACAATGTGGCTGTTACGTTTCACATCGATGTAATAGCGACCACGACCGCCATCCATCTGCTGACGTTTCACATCATCACCCGGTGTTACGCCATAGCCGCTGGTCTGAGGATTTAGCTTTAACTTGTACATAACTTTCCTTCAGGTAATAAAAAACCACCCCGAAAGGTGGTTTGATGAAATAAGGTTTAGATATTTAAATTAATTACAAAAACGATTTAACATTAAGAAATCGATTTAATAATAGTTTCTTTACCATCTTCAAAAATCTCTTTTACTACAAACTTGCAGTAGGCTTCATCTTGAGATGGTTCAGTCAGTAAAGCTGGATTCACAAAATCTTTGATCTGTTTTAAACGGATCAATTCATAATTTCCATTTCTTTCCAACTGATAGTCCATTTTTACATCACAACTATACATAGTAGTTGACCCAATAACAGAAGTAAGCCTGAAAGTTAACTTCTTATTTGCGGGTACTTTAAACTCAAAAAACTCTTCACCATTATTTAAACTGATTGTGGGTTTAGGCATATTTAATTTTTTGGGCTCATGCATAGAGCCATACTTTGTTAAATTATTTGAAATCTGCTTAGTTATTAGGTTTTTTGAAATTTTTTCACCCTCATTATTTTGATAAGTAATATAGAACTGCACCATGGGAATATTACTTCTATAAACCCTTAAATTTGCAGTATTTCCCGAAACATCATCCTGATACATATTTGTGGATCTTACGAGATTATTTACCGCAGGAATGGCACATCCCGTAAGGCCTAAAAGTGTTGTAGAAATTACAATTATTTTTTTCATGTCTTAACCATCAATTTTAATGCCAACAGACTCTATCACCTTGAAATTTAAATATTATGAAAATGAACCCTCCGAAAAGGGTTCAAATTATTAAGTACGATTTCTTCTCGCTGTCGTATTCTCAGTCAAAGACCGACTAATGGTTGAGTTTGGATTTGCGATTTGATCACTTACAAGCTTAGGTACCGTTCTTGGAAGCTGCTTATCCAGTTCATCTTTAACAATGATCCGGACTGTTTGCTCGTCCAGTTGTTCGGCTTCAACTGTCGCCCCACTCACCTGATTAATCACTTCAATTTTGAAATTGATTATCGGTGAAGCTGGCTCAATTGAAGGCTTAATCTCAGCTTGAGGGCGTGAAGCACATCCTGAAATAAAGTCCTGAACATCATCCAGATTTGAACGATCCTGAACTAATCCATTGGATGAGAAGTAGACCTTGCCATCATGGAATAAGTCTGAATTTCCAGAAGAAGCTAATTTAGGTGTGTCTCTATTACCCTTATAGATAATCTGAGTATCTTGAATCGGTTGATTAAAGATGTCAGCCTGCTTTTGGCTTTCTATAAAGGCACTAGAGCTCATCATTGCACGTCGCATGACACTAACTGCCGAGGCATTTTTATTGAGAAAAGCTACAGGGTTTGCACTCTTACGCATTTTCTCAACTAAACCAACTCCACCCCATCTTTTAATGTCTTCTTGGGACCATACAATCTCGCCTTTGTGCACAGCTCCGGCAACTTCATATTTCCCACCTCGACCTGTATAACCACCTTCAGCAAAACCTTGATCTTTGATTGCCCGGATGTTTGCAATGATGCTTGCACCCTGTGCAACAGCTCCAGCAATTAATGGAATGTTAAGAGGAAAACCAGCTTTTGAAGCTGCTGCAATATTTTGCTGAATCGCAATACCCGCAGCTGCAATCGCATAAGCTTTATCTGCAGCGAACATGATTTTGTAAGCTTTAGATTGCTCTCCAAACATTGAACCAAACATAGATGTAAGAGAACCCATCATTTGGCCACCAAATGCAATTTGAGTGTTCAAGCGGTCTTGCTGATACTTATCTTCAATATCCTGAGCATTCTTTGCATATTCGGTGGCAATCTGATTACGTTGATCTTGAGCAGCTTGAATGATAGCTGTTTTTTGATTTTCGTAATCCTGCTGCTTAATTAGCCCTGCTTCAAATTGAGCGTTCAAACCATCTAAAGAGTTTTGCTCATTCAGGTCGGTAGCAGCAAATTGACTATCTGCTAAATCATTTGCAGCATTTAAACGGCTAAAACGTTCCTGATCCTGTCTGAAAAACTCGCCAGCACCATTCATATCGGCTTGGATACCACCCCCGTTTTGAACAGCGTTATTCACTTTATCGCGTGTCTCTTTATCCTGATTGGCTTTAGATAATGCGATTAGCTTTTGCCGCTCTTCTATAGAAAGCTTGGTATTCTTAAGAATTTCCTCCCGTTCGAGTCTGTAACGTTCCTGCATGGCCTGCGTTTCAGAAAGCAATGATAAGCGTGCCTGAAATAAACGTTGTTCCTGAGCTAGTTTTAATAACCCTAACTCTTGCTGTTTTTGCTGTTCCAGCAACTCAATCGCTTGCTTCTGCTCAGACTTACTTAATTCAATGTCATGAGCTGCATTGAACTTTTTACGGTTAAAGTTCTCTTCAAGTAACTGTTCCTCAGTTTTCTGGAATTCCTTGTAGTCTTCCAATTTCGTTCTAAGGGCTTGTTTGGCTATAGCAATATCATTATCGGCACGACGATTTATTTCCGCCTTGATTTCTGCAGTACGTTCCGGGCTAAAGTTTGCTTTATCAACATCCTCCAATCTTGCCTTTCTATTATTGTTAATCCGTCCGACTTCACTAGCTACCTCATTTTCAAGTGAACGTTGCAGATCCTGTTGACGTTCAAGTTGAGACTGAATGTCACCTGTTGCTTTATCACTTCCCTTACTCGCACCACCTTTCACCTTGCTTTGCATACTTGGCGATTGATGAAGCAACTTAAGAGAAACACCATCCTCAAAGATCACCTCGCTGACATAGCCACCACCTTTGCTGTCATACCATGTCTTAATATCTTTCACGGCGACATTGGTCGTGATCGGCGTGCCTTCAGGCATTGAAAAATCAATACCCTTATGAAATGAAGAAGCCCCTTTGGTAGGGGCTTTTCGTGGACCATAATTTGAACTGATCTTGTAAGATGACAATGGTTTGCCACCTGCTTGTAATCGGGCTAGATGTTCATTCGATACTTTCTGGCCAGACATTGAGCCACCATACCGAACATCAAGATGAGGACCCGTACCAATCCCTGATTTACCCGATACACCTACAAGACGTTTAGATAGTTTTTGCTGTTTAGATAGCTCGTTCGTAGTTTCCTTTAATGCTTTATTCTTGGCATCGATTACCTTTTTGTTTTCCTCATCAATAGCTAAAGCTTTTAAGCCTCTCTGATACAACTCATTCGTGATATCAACCCCTTCTTTTCGCGCCCAATTTGCAGTTTCTACCATTTGTTTTACTTGGTCAGGAGAATACCCTTTAGCAAGTAATCCTTTAGTAAGATATGCATCAAACTCACGATCGAAAAGAGAATCAGCATACTTCTTTTGTGCATTTTTAGCTGCTAATGCGGCCTTTTCATTCTCAGTTAAGGACTTAGTGTTTTTATCAACGCCAACAATAGCATTTTCAGCCTTATTACCAGCAAGTGTTACTTCTATACCAAATAAGCTATAAGTTTGCTTGGTCTTAGCTGCAGTTTCTGCCGCTTCATCATAAGCATTCACTTGCTTAAGCAATGCCTCCATTAAATCAGAAGGAATCTTCTGATTCTTTAATTGCTCAATTGCTTCAGTATAGGAAATGGTACCAAGACGTGCTTTATTCGAAATTTCAGCTACTTTAGCATTACCTACAGCATAGTTCTGGATATTGATTAATGCTGAACCGACTGCTAATTCTTGTTTTTCCAATGCTTTGTTTTGATCATTTATTGTCGCTGCTAAATCACCTAATTTTTCCTTACGCTGTTCATCATTTAGAGCCTTGATTTCTTCCTTAGTTAATTTTGCCGCTTCAGCCTGCTCTTTTAACTTTGCTGTTGCTTCTGCAGATTTACTTGAGAAATACATATAAGTAGCAGCCAAAGCTGTTACTCCTAATGTGATCGCTCCGATTGGGCCACCAATTAAGCCCCATGCTCCACTAACTAAACTTGCCATTGAAGCGCTTTTACCCTGAGCTGCTGTGACCGCTTTCGTCGCTTTTTCTACATTATTGGATGCAAGTACATATCTGGCGCTGGCTGCACTTGCACCAAATTTTGCTTGAGTTTCGGCATTTGTTGCTCTTACATTTGCCAAATGTGCCTCAGCTTCAGCCAAGGCAGCTTTTGCACTTTCTATCGATTTTTGCTTTTGCAAATGGGAGGCCGCATTGTTAGCAACCAATGTTCCTAATTTGGTATTTAAAGCTGAAACTTGTGTTGCAATTGCTTTAGTGAGCAGTGCCGTACCGCCCAAGATGGCAACATAAGAAATTGATTCTAAATTTTCAGCTAAAAGCTGGATTGAACCTGATAATGCTTGAGCTGCACCACTTCCTTGTCCAGCTTCGCCTACAAATTTTGTTATTTCATTATTAAGTAAGGTTAGAGATTGTCCAATGGTAATATCGGTTTTAGCAAATAATGCATCTACATTATTTTGAACATTTTTAAGCGCTTTAACGATTTCTTGTGAAGTAATTTTTCCTTCAGCAGCAACTGAACGCAACTCTCCTACGGTGATCCCCATGCCTTGAGCAATAGCCTTTGCTAATGCCGGGGTTTGCTCCATTACAGAATTAAGCTCTTCACCACGCAATGTACCACTTGCTAACGCTTGTCCAAATTGAACTAAAGCTGCATCAGCAGCTTCTGCACTTGCACCACTAATTGCTACGGCTTTAGATACGGTTTCAGTTAAACGCGCAGTATCGTCCATAGTAAGGTTTAAAGTCTTAGCATTATCGCTAAAGCGTTGGTAAACCTGTAACACCGAATCCCAAGCTGAATATGTCTTTTGAGCAATTCGGAAAGTATCTTCAGTTGCTTTATTCAATTCAGCTTGATTGTTGGTAACCAACTTTAATCTATTCTGTAATCCAGTATAAGCATCCATTTTAGAGATGGCTGCACCCACAGTAACCAATCCTGCCATATAGCCTGCAAGTGCACGAGTAGCTACAGATAAGCCATCCATAGACTTCGAAGCATAGTCTCCTTTACGTTCAATACTATCCAGCTCATTGCCTAGATTGCGCGCATTACGTTCAGCATTTTGCGAATCAATAACAATGACCAATCGAGAATCTTGTGCCATTTTCTACTTTCCTCTAGGCAATAAAAAACCCCGCATTGCGGGGTTTCTCGTATCAAAAAAATTTAATCTTTAAATGTATCAAGGCAAATCATTAAAGCCTCGTTAGCAAACTCAGTTTCTGCTTCTTTCTTTTTTTCTTCAGTATTCCAAAGCGGTTGTTTATAAGCATCTTTTATAATAGCTATATAAAACCCTTTAATCTGATGATCTTTTAAGCTCTCCTCAATTCTATTAATGGGAGCAATAGCTTGTTCACCATGTTGTCTATTATGCATGATGATTTCTGCATATTTCGAAACAGATTCACAGAATTTAAGCTTTTGCGAACCGTCATCTGCTATTGCTATGCTGGTGCAACCTATTAATAAACAAAAAAGTATTTTTTTCATTAAATTACCTATTACTATGAATGAGTGTAATTTAACAGCTCACTAATCTAAAAGACACCCGTGTATACTATTCACAACCCACCCATTAAGTTTTTACACATTTCTTTCTCGTTACCTAATTGTATTAATTTAAAAGTATTGCTTGAGCCGCCAGATCCACTACTCGCTCCCCAAACTCCATATACACTTTTTTTCTTGTTAGCACTGAGAATATAAGCCTTTTCAAAATTTCCCGCACTCAATTGTCTCTCACATATTTTTTTATAACTTATTCCAGCTTTAGTTAAAGACTTGAATGGGGAGAATTCACAATCTCTAAAACCTTCTCCAAAACATATATCTCCATCTCTTTCTGGCATAGCAGGGTAAAAAGATATTGTATCAACTCCGAACTTACCAACAGTTCCTTCAAATATTATCGCCCATGGAATCTCATATTCTTTATGATCTAGATATTTACCCTTTACACCTAAAACATTCACTCTCGCAATGCCTTTTCTACTCGAATAATAGGTACCATCATCCAATTTAGTTTCGATATATGATTTATCCATCCAAATCACATTAGGATCATTAGCCCGATAATTCCAAGAAAAATTTTGATCATCCTTGTTTGGCATGAATTTAAAAATTAACTGGCCTAGCTCTTGTTGTTTTAATTTTAAGAGAGCTGGATATTGGACAGTAACATTTTCACTCTTAGCAACCATAAAAGGACCTAAGGCTAAGAATCCAAATAAAATCATCTTTTTCATATAAAATGAACCCAATATCAACACCTTAAAATTAGCTAATAATCCAAATAAAAATTATTAAAGCTATAAATAAAATAACTCCACTGATTATCCATTCAGATTTAGGGTAACCCCATACATTATCTGGATTATTAAAATCAGGTTCTCTTCTACGTGTCGTTTTCTTAGTATGACTAGAGAACTTAGAATAAGATAAACCAGTACCTGGAATACCTACTGTTGTGCGAGTACCCTTCTTACTTACATTTACACGTGCACCTTTCCCACCCACGGAAACACTTGATAGCCCTTTTTTACTAACATTGACACGGATTCCAGGAGCAATTTTTATACTTTTTCTAAAATTCAATCCCATCACATCACCTATCTAGAGCAGATCTTTTTAGAAGCACTGATGGAACCATCATTACAGACAAACTTACTACCATCGCAATGACTTACCCCACCTTTCTTACCAGAGCACGGTTGTCTCCCTCTACCTGCTTCCGCAACACTTAATGAGCTGAAAACTAATAAAAGACTTAAAATGACTTGTTTCATGGTTTTTTTACCGTTTGTTATAAAGTGTACTAACTTTAACAAACTGGTTACTAAATGTCACATAAAGAGAAACCACCCGAAGGTGGTTTCTATCAAATAAAACTAACTAAGCTATTTCACAATTGGTTTGATGCCATGAATGGTTATTTCCATATGAAAAACTAATTTCACTTGGAACTAATGTTCTTTCTTGATGATTAAGATTTTCAATTAACTGTCTTAATTCACCATCACCTTGTACGTGCTCTTGATATAAAGCACGGAGTAATAAATCTGTTGGTTTTCCAATTAACGAACGACCAGCTTCCCAGTGTCGAATACTAGATTCGCCAACACGTAAAAGCCCCGCAAGATTTTTTTGCGATAAATTTAGCTCTTTACGAAGAAATCTTATTTCTTCACCATTGAGTTCTGGCTTATGAGTTATTAAATATAGGCCTATGGCATTATGGAGTTCATGGACAGATTGGATTGATACCAATTCGCCAAATTCCTCATCATTTTCAATAGTAAAACCATTCTGTAGCCAAATATTACTTAAGCCACATTCTTCATAGTGATACATAATTTAGCCTACTCTTAAAATGTAGTAACTACGACTGAAAGGTCACCGTTCGCGGTCTCTTTAAATGCAACTGTAGCGGTAATATATTCACCAGCAGTACGAACAGAAACATTTGCTTTACAAGTTCCACGAGCATCCAAATATGGTCCCTCAGTGATGTCTCCATGTTCAAAACAGCAAATAATTTGCTTCATGGAGATACAGCGTTCTTTCATTCTTTCTTTTGCATGTGTAGTTAACTTGATCCTGCTAGTATCTCTAGCAGATGCTCTAAGTTTTTGTTTAGCTTCAGTTAATGTTAAACACATACAAGCAAACACCAAGGTTCTCAAAAGAGTAAAAGAATGCTGAACCGTCAAATATTGACGGTAAGGTGATTATTCATCATTTGATAATCACGCGCAATACCTTAAAGGTAATTTTCTGTCAATCCAGATCAAGTATTTTGTAACATCGACTGCGTTATTTTGAGTCACGTTTAAGAGCAACTGCTTAATTGTTTGACGTTTTGATCAAATTGGGCTTTTCAGCCCCTGGCAATACCCAATTTGGTCACTTACCTTTGCTTTTGGTTGATATCTTCTTATGGCACTGCTCCAAAAACAAATTATCCAACGCAAAAATACAGTCATTAAAGATATGAGCAGCCACAGGTAAATCATTATGCTCAGCATATACATTGATTGCCTGCTGATCTAAAGATAACGGGATGCCCTGCTCATACCGTCTGGATCTGGCAATAGTACTAAATGCCGAAAGAATGGAATCAGCCGCATACGAATATTCTGGTGGATCCGGAATGTGGCCACCTAAGAACTTGATTTGTTCAATTTCGTGCGGCGTTTTCGACGCATACGTTTTTTGGTATTTGTAGAGCTCGATGACTTTCCCAGAATTAAAGCCTTGTCCTTGTCTGCGTCTTCCTGAATCTTCTGGGCCTGTTCTTTAATGAATAGCCAGATTGAAATACCAATATCACCAAGATTAAGAAGCTTTGAGGCATTCTCAGGTGTATATGGCTTTTCAGACTCAACAGTTTTACCGTCTACGATTTCGGCAAATACCACACCTTTCCAGTCTTCAATTAAGTGAGCAGCACATGCATCCATTAATAATTCGTGGTATAGCTTGGCATCTTCATCTTTTACCATCACATCATAGCCTTTAGACGAGATCTGGTTTCCTGCCCGTTCAATAGCAACCTGAAAAGGCTTATAAGCGATACCACGGACTTTGAACTCTGCCTGTACCTCGCCATCAGCCCCTTTGTATTCACACCATTTTGATACATCCGAGCTTTTAATAATTCCGACTTTTAAAGCCATAGCAACCTCTAATTTTGAGAAATAAAAAAGCCCATGTGATTCCATAGGCTTTGTTACTGAATAAGCTGATTACACAAGAGCACGTACAATCGTTGGACTGGTACGCACTTGGGCAAAATTGATATCTATTGTAATGATGTCATCACCGCCGCCATCCGGGTGGTTAGCTTCCTTAACTTCAAGTTGCGGGAAGTTAAACGAGTACTTACTGCCTTTTGTGTCTGTAATATCAAAGGTCAATGTAAATACATCACGGGTTTTAATGGCATCAATCCATGCGGCAGATGTTGCCGAGAACATGAAATTAGCATTTACGCCAATATCCATCATTTTTTCTAAGTAGAACTCAGGTGTGTATTTGCCTGAACCGATACAACGGATTGCTTCCAGATTATTACTAAAGTTAATGGTAAGTGTCTGCAGACAAGCTTTCCCCTGAATTGACTGACCATTAATAAGTAGCTTTTCAACGTTTGGCATACTCACCAGAGGACGAGTCGATGCTGGAATAGGATTTGTAACAGGATTAACCTGCTGTCGCGTAAATGAGCTACCTACTAAACCAAAGTTACCAGTGATTTTACCTGTGGTCTGGATCGTCATTTCACCTGTATTCACTTGAATACCGCGATAAATAAAGACTTGACCAATATCTTCAAAGACTTTTACCAAGGTAAGAGACTTACGTACTCCACCACCAAAACTTAAAGCATTTGCAGCCCAGTTATTGAAAGCGAGAACATTTAAGAATAAGTCAAAGGTACCTAGTGATAATTCAAACTCTAGTTGACCAGTTACTTCGGCTTCCGTTACAACAGCGCCTTGGCGAAAACGTGAATCAACTACTTCACTGCTATCTTCAGTAGTAACATTTTCAGTCAAACTATCAGTAACACGGCGAACGGTGTACCAGACTGGATTTGCAGGAGTTGTTCCTAAAACTGCTTCCTCACAAGCATATAATCGAATTTTTGCGCCTGAACTCATTTATGGTTCTCCAAAATTTAGGCAATAAAAAACCCGCTGTTTAAGCGGGTTATTAAAGTGTTTCGTTTGTATCTGAGATTTCTGGCGGTTCCACGCCATTCATGGCTGCAGCAACTGCCTGAGATAAGTTAGTCGGCTGGAAATCCACTGGTGTTTCACTCAACGGCTCATCAGGCTCCGGCTCAGGTTCTTCATGCAGACGGATATCAATCCAGCGGCCTTCTGGAATATCAAGTGGATTTTCGAGATCAGCTACAATGGCTGCCTTTTCCACATCAAACTTACGTTTATAAGTTTTAATTGAAAGATCGCCGTTTTCTAATGTTGAATATTCAACTGCTACTACCGTATTGCCATTAGCATCTTTAGGCACTTCGATGTACCAGCCTTCCTGAGCAAAACCTAATGAGCCTTTCACTAAGTAATCACCAGTACCCAACTTATCGAAAGTGATTGGTTGCTTAGCTGCATCGTTATTTAGCTCAATATGACTTTGAAAAAGCTTAATGACTGGTGAAGCGGCTTTAATAAAGCCATTTCCATCAGTTGTAGTATTTTGTGCAGTCAATAAATTAAACCAATTAGACCAAGTACCACTATTATTAAATCGATACTTCAGGGCAGAATATGAGGCAGCTTTCCCAAGCTGAAATGAATGACTTCCATCTGTATATAAACCCATTGAGCGTCGGGTACAGTGTAAAAAGAAACCATAAGGACCAATACTATTACCAGTATCATTTGTTAAAGTGTCATCTGTTCGAAAAAAACCATTATTAAGAGGAGCAACCATATCAGATACACGAGAACCTTCAGCCCCTATCCCCCAATCACCGACTCTTAGTGCTCGTCCCGGCGTAGGATCATATTGACTTGTTGTTGACGCTAGTACAGCAGCAGTTCCTAACCCCAAATTCATTCTAGCTGTCTGTGCATTATCAGCTCCTAATCCTCCCTGAGAAATTGATAAAGGGGTTGTAAGTCCCTTAAGCTCACTAATATCACTATTTACCCCACTTGCAGCTGCGCCTAGGTTAGCTCGTGCACCAGCCGCTGTAGTTGCCCCCGTTCCACCTTGAGAGATAGCTGCAGTACCAACTACTTGAGAAAAGTTGGGTGCCAGATTGGGAATACCTGACGCAAATGGCAACATAAACTGCCGCTTGCCCTGTGAGGCGTTATATGGGAATGGCCGATGATCCCAACTAAATTTAAAAACAAGATTTGCCATTATGCTGTTACTCCGTCAATCACTTGGAAAGTCAAAGTTTCAGTGTGCTGTGTAGTGCCACTAACTACAGCTTTAATATCCATCTGACACAGCCCTAAAGGCCAAGTTGCAGTGCTTGCACTAGATTTAATGTTCAGCCACCCTTTCTGTGTGCTTTGGCTTAATGCAGTACAAGTTAATGTGGCCACAGTAGCACCATCAGCCAAAGCTTTAACCTGTGAAGTAAAGGTATAACCAGTGAGATCAATTGCACGGCGCACATCATCTGGTGGATATTGCAGGGTTTCATCCATATCAACTAGCTGTAAATTTAAGTTGAATGTGTCACCACGCTTAAATACAAAATTGCTCATAAGTGATTCCTATAGACATAAAAAAACCACCGATGAGGTGGTAGTGAATAAGACATAAAATACCTCTCAAAAAGGAGGTCTCATAATTCAAAGTAGTTAATATCTAGGTTTATATCTCTTGTTTCCTCCACTCGTAATACAGTAGTGCCCACCTCTAGGACCCACGCAATAATCCACCACAGCACATGAACAATCACTATCGTAGTAGGTTTTTTTCTGTTTTCTTTCAGAATGATGAGGATGAGATTTTAAGGCCTGATAATTATTTGACGTGGTTGATCGAGACTTTTGTTTAAAGCAACCATCCGTTTCACATAATAGCTTTGTTGATAACCACTGAGGTGATGAGGAATTTAAGGAAATACGTGCCCAGTTTCCTTTCGTCTCATAAATATCAACTTTTTCTCCACGTCCTAACTTGCCTACTACGTGACCGTTTGGTTTATCTCTAATATTTAAAGAATTAGTGTTGATATATTTTGATTCGATAACTTCCTCTACTGCACTCTGTGCATTTTCTGAATCTGAAGTTTGTTTTGGAGAGTTATCATTGCCTGAACCAAAAATCCCTAAAGCTACTAATCCTGCGGCACCCCAGCCTAAAGTTGATTTTTTCATGTTTTACCATTTGTTATAAATTTCTATTACTGTAACAGAATGTAATCACAAATGATAATATGCTGAGGTCATTAAAAATAATCGCCTTGCAGTAGCTTTTTCTTGAACTCAAAGCTCATTATCTAAGTCGACACTTACTCCAGTAACAACGTTATGTTTAGGTCCTCCGAGGCTGTCAACATTAGCCAAGCGTATATTCACATCAGAAACACATAGCTTGTTTTCAGATTGCCATTTGCTCAACTCAACAGACATAACATCTTCAAGATGTCTTTCCAGTTCTTGCCGTTTAATTTCGATTTCTTCTAAAGTCAGCATACATGACATATCAATTCACCTTGTACCCAATGCTCACATTATACTGAATGAAATCAGCATCTTTACCCGCATAAATAGATTGGCCATTCAAACATTCTAAGTGTTCGATTGTGAAATATTCAAAATGAGCCAGCAATGCATCGCTTAGAACCGTTACGGCCTTCTCTCCAGTATGTAATCGGTCAAAGCATTGGATCATGATATTACCGGTACGGCGTGTACATGGCTTATCTGCAATGCCTGAGGTAAAACTCGGGCCACCTGCAATCGTTAAACGGCACCATACACCTTTTGTTGGAACAGTAAAGTCAGGTGCATTTGGATACTGAATCCGTTCTTGAGCAATACCCGTAAAGCTTTGCATGCGATCAATAATAGCTTGCCTTGTCTGCTCTAAAGTCATTGCCATTTTAGCCACCGTACTTTTGAGAAATAAAGTTAAACGTGAGGCCATAAATACCTTGTGGTGCTTGATCAGACCAGCCGTTTTCTAAGCGCGGTCCATAAGCTTTATTGTTCTGGATATAAACCAAATTACCTAACTTAATCTTCATTGCCTGAATCGCTGCGTCGTTAATAGGGTTTGTTTCAGGTTCACGCACGCCGAAATCAGCAGATCCAACCGAAACAATATGTGAAGCACGGTATGCTCCAGTATCAACAGGACTTAAATTAACTAAGGATTGCACAGTATCCATAACAATATGCTTCACCTGGTCTTCTGCTGCTTTAGACACATCAAGACTAAAACTAGTCGGCTTTTTCCCCTTCCATCCCATGTTTCACCTCACTTTCCTCATACATCTTAAAGAGATCCTGAGCAATCGCTTGAATTGAGTAGGCTTCAAACTCAGAGCTTGGTTCTCGTTCACCCATTAGCTTTTTAATCTTTTGCCAGACATGAACAGCTTCATGTAAAAGCAATCCATACACTTCAATTAGATTTCTTTCTGAAGTATCACCAAGCTGAACAATTGCATAAGCACCATCAAAATAGTAACTGACTTGAGCTGCTGCACCTTCAACAGATAAGAACGGATCAACCTTGCTCATGTCCTCGAATAACAGATCCATATGAAGCTGATTTCGAGCTAATGTATATTGAACATGTTGGAAGGGAGAGATATGCCATAAAGGGACATAGTCTGTATTTACCATTCAAACTCCTAATTCGCGCCCATAAAAAAACCCACCGAAGTGGGCAGTATTTTTTTAGATTTTTAAATCAACGGAAATTTCACTCAATTTTTCCTGATTTACTACTAATTCATCTAGAGTATTCGAAATTTTTTTAATATCAATTAAATAAGATAAATCATCTGCATCATACTTTTCTTGTACCTCAAACATTTCTGTAGCGCATTCACGTATTTTTATCAGAGATTTTGCTGCTTCAATACAGAACATTTGAACATTCAAATCATGTAAATTTACTCTTTTAATATCATTGAAAAGCATATTTGTTTGTAGATAAATATCATTTCTTAATTCAAATACTTTTAAATAAGTACTCATTTGCTTCTTTTCCCCTACACATATAGAGTTAAAAAAAGTTAATAGAGTTTTATTCGCAATGTAAATATTATGAATAAATTGCTCCGCATCTTTTTCAAGCTTTACTAATTTATGTTGTTCACGCCAATCAGTAAAAAGAACAAAAGCCGCTACAGGAGCTAAGAAGGACGCCGCAATAGTTAGAGCATCTTTTAAAACATCATAAGCTTTTTTATGATCAAAAATGAAGTCTTGTATTGGATACTCACTTAATAAAAAGAAACTAATAACCAAGTACCAAAAAACTCCTCCAAAAGTCCAAAAACCTACGAGTTTAATTTTATTTTTTAACTCTTTCTTAGCCATATATCCCCCTATTTTAGAAGGATATTAGATCAAGTATTTAAACCTTCCTCAACTGACATTTCCATATTGTGCTAGCTGGATCCAGCTGGATATGAATAACGCGGAATGAGCCTAAGGTTGTTAACCATTCATCATCAATTTTTGGAGTCATAGTTACTTCATTCTGCAGCACTGTAGCCTTTTTATCTGTGGCCAGTACTCCAAGCGTCTGAATCTCATATTGACTGTATGAGCCAAACAGAACGCCACGACCAGAATAGTTTTCTTTAACTTCGACATAAGTTTCAGTTTTAGGATCCCAATCTTTTCTTGAGATCCGGTCACAAGTAAATGAATGAACGGCGTCCGCTAAATCATCATTAAATGCTTCAGCAATATCTGCCTGAATTTCTTCACGTAAGCCCATTTAAATTTTCCTGACAAAAAATACAGCTTTTCGTTTGCTGTAAGGCTTAATCAAATCAAGAATGAATTGTTCGATTGCACTAAGCTTTACTGATCCGTCCTGATATTCCTTTTCGGTCTCAACCGTATCAGCTTTGACCTTCTTACGTTTTAGTGCCTGTTCCTGCCCTTGATATAGATCACCTTTCATAATGCCCTTGATGATTTGATAGGAGGCCGTTTTTAAAGGTTCGGGTACTTGGGTAGCATCTTCATAAGGCTTAACGTTACGTGCTAATAGATATGCTTCGGCCATTTGGAGGTATTGAGCCTTATCACTGGCAGATAAAGCATCAAAGCCTTCAACATGTTCTATCGCTTCTTGTTCAGTGATAAAGCTCATGAATTATTCCTTTGGAATTAATGCTAAAAGTTCATCTTTTTTAGCACCTGCTTCAAATGCAATGCCTTTTTCAGTTAGTACAGCTCGAAGCTCATCTACTTTTAGACCAGCATAGTTAATTGGTTGTGGTTGAGTATCACTTGGTTTTTGGTCATCTTCAGGTGTTTGACCACCTTCACCTGATTCAAGTTCAGCAATACGTGCTTTCATTACTTCGGTATCATTTTGAAAGGCAATAAATTCGCCCTTTACTGTTGCCAGTTGTTCTTCGAGTTCAGCAATTTTTGTTTCTGTCATTTGTTGTCTTTCCCGTGCACGGTTAAATGATGAAAGTCCCATATGTGGATCTCCAAAAAGATAAGGCGGTGTTACCCGCCTTTTTGTTATTTGATCTTGTGCTTGAATGCCACAATACGGATCTGTTTAGGATCGTAGACACGTTCCCAGTTTGCGGCTGTTGCTAGACCAGCATTATTAGGTGCAATACCTGTATCACCTGCCCACTTAATGCCACGAGGATGCAATACAAAGTGACGGCGGTTAATAAGAATATCTGTACCTGCTAGGCTGTCTCGGTCAGTCTCTACACCAACTGGTGCACCAATATCTTGGAAACCAATCGCACCTTGGCCAAACAAGAAAGAGGTAAATACATCACCTTCAACCGGCATACCATCATCAACGATCACACGACGGTCCATAAAGGTTTTGTAGAGAACCACACCATCAGCATCTCGAACAGTTTCGATTAAGCCTTGCTTAGCTAAAGCCGCCATGGTTGCCGAGTGCATTGCAATAGCCGTTAATTTATCTACGGCATCACCCAACTTATAAGAAGCATCAACAAAAGATACGCCATCAATTACAGCTGCAGCTCCAGTTCCTGCCGAAATATCATGGGTATTACCTGCCATGCTGGCCGCCCCGAATACACCTTTGAGGGTATTTACGGTAAAACCTTGAAACTCACGCGACCAGTAATCTGCCACCAGATCACCAACCGCACCAAGTGGATCGTCACCAGATAATGCTTTAGCCAAATCATTAGCGCCCCATGCTTTACCACGTGCATGAAGAATCGCAATATCCTTGCCTGAAGTGATGTTATTTACAGATAAAGGTTTTGAATCTGAAAGTACTTCTGACTCACCGCTTAAATCATTCCAGAATGGGATATTTACAGTAGTACCACCCTCTGTTCCGAAAGCTACATCTACATCTAAATCCCCAACAATGCCAGACTGCCATAATGCAGACTTTTCGGCAGTTTTATTTAATACGTACGGAGTGAATAACTCGGGTACGATTACATCAGCAATTTTTGTATCGCCCATTAGGCTTTACTCCTTAAAGTTTAATACCGTGTTTTGCCGCTAGCTCTTTAGCTAGTTGCGGGTTTTCATTTCGTAATTGCGCCAATTTGGTCATATTTACCGAGCCATCTGCTTTGAGAATGTCTGGCTGACCTTTTGAATTGTTACTACCTGGTGCGCCCATACCATTTGGTTTTGGCCAGTAATACGGTTTTTGCTCGCGTAGAGATTCAACCCATTCTTTTGGGGTCATCGGTGTCTGGCCGTCTTTACCAATGACTACTTCCCCGTTTTCATCAACTGCCACAGCTTTGCCGTTTTCATCTAATGCAAATTTTGACTGAGCTAAAAAGGCGATATCAGGGGTCGCTTCTGGCAATGCTTCAAGTTCAATTGCAGCCTGCACAATTTGGCTTTGAATCACTGATTGCTTGAACTTTTGAGCATAAGCTTCGGCTTTATCGGCACGTTCTTTTTCGGCCTTCAGTAACTTTTCATGCTCTTCACGCATCTTCTCGGTGCGCTTCTGAATCACTTCGTTAACCTTGCCTTCTGCGATTAATTTGGCCTCTTCATCCTGGTCAATTTGAGCAAAGACTTTCTTAACAATTTCAGGATCAATTCCTTCAAATTGTTTCTGAAGTTTTTGAAGTTCCAACTTTGCGTTCTTAGCAGCATCTCGCTCGCTTTGAAGTGCAGATTTCAAACCTTTTGGATCTTCATAACCTTCTAAGTCGAGGCGAAACTTCCCGTTTTCCTCGACATATAAAGCTCGGTGTTCTTCTTTGATTGCATCAAGTGAATCAACAATAAATGGCAATGACATGTTCAAACCTCTCGTTTGATTGGGTAAAGCCTTATCTCAAGGCATTAAAAAAGCGCCCCTAAGGACGCTAAATTTCGATTGAAAACTTAGTAATTTGTTGCAAATAAACGGTAGCCTTCTAGCTCCCAAAGTTTATTTTCAGCTGACTTTTCTGCATTTCCACGAGCCATACACTCACCAATTTCAGCATCAAAGTTTTCAGCATTCACACATGCACTAAAACCCGTTGCTAAGAAAAACTTTCCATCTAAAAATGCATGGACAAAAGTAGATGTCGTGCCACCGGGGCGTTGCTCAACCGTATATGTAACACGCTCCATCAATGAATCAATTTGCGCTTTAGTTACTCGGGGTGCCACAGACTTTTCAGCTAACTCTTGCTCTGTTACTTCTTTGATCATTTTCTTCTCACAAAAAAAGCACCCGAAGGTGCTAAGGTTAAAAATTAAGTTCTAATTGATGAGTGCAATTGCTTTTAATCTTTCAAAAGTAAAACCATAAATTGCCATGGCTCTTGAAATCTTAATTTGAAGAAATGGCACCAGAATTAATTTTGTGCTCAGAATATATTGAGCATCTGACATAGTGATTTGCTTTTCAGACATTTGTAATACCTTTCGCTACATTTCCTTTGTTTGATTTGGCCTTGGTGCATCACTCACTAAGCGAACACCATGAGCACCATATGCTTCAAAAGTTACAGTAATTGTTGCGGGTCCATTTAAGGCATCAGAACTCATCTGTACTGCTCTTTGTCCAGCTAGAGGTTGTCCAGTTTCTTCATCACAAATAACCAGATAACCTTTCAAAGTAGGGTGACGCTTTAGCACTAAATGTCTTGACTCACTCATAAGCCCAACTCCTTAAAGGTTTGCTCATCCAACTTTCTCAAATCATCTAAGCTATATAAACGGCCTTCAGGATCAAAGAACTTTTCAAGATCAAATTTCCCTTCTTTATAAAGTTTGTACCTCTTTGGCCCTAGCCACTCCTTTTGAAAGAAATCATCTGTCTTTTTGAAGAACTCTTTAAAAGTGGTGTTGGCATCCAATTGACCTATTAACTGGCTACGCTCTTCTTTGGGGATGTCTTTAACTCTACGTTCGTCCATTACAAATGGCCGTTCACCGATAAGTTGACCATCTTTTTTAACTGGTACTAGTTCGCTGCGACAATTAGGATGCAACGGCGGTACACGTTTTGCCGGATCATCAATCCTCCAGACAGTACCGTCTAAATGAGCACAAAGCTTAGATGTTCTTCCATCCAATACACTAATAAAACGAACATACTCAAAACCTAACTGTTTGAAAGTATCTAAATACGTTTGATTAGCAACATGACTACGAACTGTTCTTACGGTACGTTCAATATCCGTCTTAGAGCTACTTAAAAGCCCATCCTCATAATTAAGCCGTTTGGTACCACGAATACGCTGAACAATTTCCTGATTTGTTTTACCTGAGTTGATACCATCCCGAATAGCATACTCAACCTTTTGGCGGGCATTTTCAGCAATTCTTGATAGCAGATCATCAACAAGAGCCCCACCTACCAATGGTATTTTTTTAGCTGCTGCATATACCTTTTCACCATTTGGCTTTTTGATCTTGCCGCCATATAGCTTCGCCATGTAATTGGCTTCATAAACAGCCAAGGCAGTAGCAGAAACAGCGAAAGCTTCAGGTAATGCAGTATTTAGTCCAAGGAACCACTGAGCAATCAAATTACGAACTTCTTTCAGATTAGCTGTAGTGTACTGTCCACTTGCTAGAGCCATCTTTTCAGAATCATTTAATTCATCAAGCAAATCCCGAAGCTTTGCCAACATTAATATTGACTCATCATTAAAGATTTTTAATAGCTCATTAACAGATTGAGAAGACACCCGATATAAATACGCCTGATGTTGGGTAAGTACTTCAATCAATGATTTATCTTCTTTTGAAGCCATACATCACCTCTACAAAGGAGTGTTATCACGCTCTATTTCTACCCGCTTCACTTCTTCCTGATAGTCGTGAGCTGGTAATTTACCTGTCATCAGGTATTCCCAATATGTGCGGAAAGAGTTTTTCCCTGAAATAGCACCCTCATAAAGCTGTTTTGCAAGATTAATATCCGTGACCTGCACAATAAACTCAGGTTCAACCGTAAATGAATATTTTGTCGAATCCAGCTTTAACCACTGCGCTGCATACTTAATGGCTTGTTCAATTGCTGCAGCTGCACACATCACGATACTGTGAAGACTTGCTTGCTGATCGTCTTGCCGTGCACGGCGCGCTTCACCTGATTCCTGTGTATTGGTATCAACTACTTTAGCCCCAGCTTCTAATGCTGAATTTTTTTGCGCATCCATTTCCTTTTTAGTGAGTTCAATGCCGTTACCTGAAATTTCTAAATAACCACATTGTGAATTTGGAGGAAGACTCCAGACAGCCATAACACCAGTGACACTAATATCTTCATCACCTTCAAGGCCATTAATCCAAGGTTGCGGATGAGCTGTATGGTGAAGAGACTGATAATAATCTGCACTAAGTTGGTAATACTTCAGAGCAGCCTTGGCCATTGTCAAAAGCGGTATGGTACCTACATCCGGGGAATTACTAGTGGCACCGCAAAAAACAAATGGTGTGAAAGAAAGTAGATTACCGCCGAGATCGGGAGTTTTATCCTCCACATGTGAGCCATCAAACAATCGGACAGCTAAAGCTCCATCATCCATAGATAGAACGCGGTGAACCGTTTTAGTTTCGTGTCCGAATTCATCTTCACTATTATCAAATTGCTCCTCGAGCACTAACAGCTTTAGATCCTTTCGGCCACCAATACTGTTTTCCTTCCAGTTAGTGATTGATAAAGCATCATATAAGGCGAAATATGGCACTCCGTTAGCATCAACATCGACAAGTAGTCCACAGCGCCCAAACTCTAGCAACTCTGAACAAATGCGAATAAAGAGCTGCTTAAGTCCAAAACCGTCATTTGTGGCATTCTCTATCAATCCTTTAAGTAGAGAACTTTCAATCACAATATTCGGCTCAAGCTTTGAAACTAACCCGATCATTGTGCGTAAAGCGTCCTGAACCCATAGCGGATACTGAGCTCGACTTAGATAGGCTTTATAAATCTCTCCAGTCTTATCACCCTGCTTTTCAGCCTCTATCATCCCTGCTGATTTAGAAAGGTATTTGGTCTGTGCCTGTTTAATCTGCTCTTCGCCAGCTACGGCATCACGCATAATTAACCAAGCATTTTGCGCAGCAATATACTGCGGATGTTTATCAGTAACTGCCATAAAAACACCAATATAAAAGCACCTAAAAAGGTGCGTTGTTTAAGACATCCCTCGAATCCTACGAACTCCAACGGATTTTTTGTCGATCGGGAATAAATAAGCGATTGGATATGTACCAGCATCATTCATATGGTCAAACCCTGCAGTTTTATCCGGCTGCCCATAATCATCATAGATTTGACGCTCTAAGCATTTAGCAAAGTGTGGGCATTTATCTACATTCACAAACAATCTGCGCTCCGATAACGTATTGCACAGCATACCGTTCATGGAATTAATGCGATCTTTAACGGCTGGGTTTCTACTGTTCACATGAACTTTAAAACCAGCCTTTCTAAGTAGCGCCAGATCCGTTTCACTAGCATTGCTCGACTTCCGGTTCTCACCAGATGCATCGGGATAAACTGCGACTTCATGATTAGGATATCGTTCTTGGATAGCCTCAATCATTGCCGGAGTATCGAACAGATTTACGAACTCATCGACCGCATGCATATGTTCACCACGGCGAACATACACAACTGCAGCCATCTTGGTAACGTTAAAGTCCATCCCAACATGAAGTACATCATTAGGCTTAACTGTTTCAGTTGATGCGTTCAGCAACCGGTTAAAACAGTAGTAGATAACGCCCTGATAGCTCTCAAAGCTTGCTTCATATTCCTGACTAAAAGTCTTAGGATCCATTTTGCGCTTAGCAACAATGATCTCAGACTCGGGAATATTTCCACCCTGAAGCGATGTATAAGAAAAGCTTTTACAATCTGGTTCATGACCGGGCTGACCATCCATGAATGTGTCATAACAATGGTTAAAGCCTTTAGGTGTTCCAATACGTAAAACATGGCCACCGACTCGCTGCTCGCCATTCACCATATACTTACAGGTAGAAAGCATCGGGCGAAGTACTTCTTCCCATGCAGCCCATTTACAGTCAGCCCATTCATCAATAATTAGGAAAAATAAACCAGATCCACGAAGGTCATCATAGTTATCCAGACCTACCACTCGGATGATATGCCCACTTCTTAAAGTAATTGAACATTCAGTTTCATTCGGCTTTCCAGCTCGCCAAGATGCCGGAATTGCCTGTTTTAATCGCTTCCAGAAAACCCGTTTAGCTTGCTTAAATGTAGGCGCGGCATACCAGATCTCATCCTCGACAGAAACATTCCATTTAGCCGCCAGTCTTGCCGCCCTGCGCATTTCCGCTTTGGCCAAGAATGTTTTACCGAAACGTCGACCACAAACAGCATCACGAAACCGGGCTTCTTTTTGCCAGCCCCATAAATAAATATTGGCTTGCTTAGGAGTTAATTGAACTGAACCTTCTGGAGGATTAAAGAATTGGCTCATTTGGTATCTCCTCATCAGGATTCAGCACAAGCTTGTAATCCTCTTCAGGTGGACGATGCTCAGGGGGATTCACTTCACGCTGTAACTTCTGAAGTTCAAGCTTTTTAATCTCAAGTTCTACTTCAGCTTTGGTTTGGTTCGCTTCAGGATTACCACCTTTATTATTTTGTTCCCCCTTCTTGTCATAAAACCCTTTCATGATCTTTTGTATTTGGTCCACGATCTTAATTGTCATGGTCACATTGTTTTTTTTAGCCCAAAGTAAATCACTTAAAATCTTCAACTGAACAATGTCATTTGCTCCACTGATTTTATTTAGTGGCTGACTCAAATACTCTTCCCGTGTTTTTTCGAAAATTTCTTTGAGTTCCTTACTTAAGTCTCTACCAGCAAACTTTGTAGGATCGTATGACTCTACCTGTTGTCTTGAAACTTCAATGTCAAATTCTTCCTTGACGAGACTTACTGTTTCTTGAGGGGTATTAAATACAGCAAGCGATTGTACAATAAAGAGTTTTTGCTTTTTGTTTAATGTCGCCATTTCTCTCTATCCGTCAAGGTACGTCAAGGAAACATGGCAAAAAATATGAGCCCGAAAGCTCAACTTATTAAACATGTCCCACAGCACTTTGAAATATTCACATCTGATACAAACGGCGCTTGCTTCGCCACTTCAACTAGTCGCTTCACGCTTTCGTCCGCTCCCCATCTTTTAACTACGCCAACAAATTCTCCAACGTCATGGCCCGCTAAATAGTGTTTAGGCAACCCGGTCATTTCACTGATTAACGGATCACCATCTTCATCACGTTCAACACCTATGTGATAAAGCTCATGTTCAAGCAAAGCACAAAACTCACGATCATTTGCTTTTTCGCAAAAGGTAGCATCAACAGTGATTAAATAAGTTGGTACAAAACCAAACCAATCACGCATCTGTTGCTCTTGTCGAGCTTTACGCCAACCACCGACATTGAACATGACTTTTTCGCATTGGCCTAAAACCATAGCTTGCTTGCTTTTATATGCAGAAGATGCCCACGCGAATGCTAAAAATTCTTCATTATCGTGAAGCAGCTCAGCTATGTGATCGTGATCGGGGTTATAAAGAGGTCCACCAATAGTTAAGTAATTAGCAACAACCCATTTCTTTAGGTCTGGTGCCGGTATTAAACGAATTGCTTCCTCTTCTTCGGCCTGATCCATAAAATCAGTTGGAGGAAATGGTCTGATCTGATTCATCTTCAATTCTCGCTAATTCGCTTTTAATCCAATTAATTGCATAGCCTGATTCAATTTGGTGAGGCTCAAGACGCTCAAATACATAACCTCGGTCTAGTGCTAGATCATACTTATTAAATGAATTTGCTATCTTTGTGCCACCTCGGCCAACTGCCCACGGACTGCCAGCAATTTCTATAAGAAGATTCAACTTCACAATATAAAAATCGAACCGCCAATTTTTGGTTGATTCAAATTGAAATTTTCTTCTATAACCAATTCGATGCTCTTCTAGCTCTTGAAATAAAGTTTCTTCGGCCTTGAGATATTTTTCTTTAGCTTTAGGTAGCGGTCTGGATTTAGGCTTGGTTTTAGGTTCTTTTTTCCGAGTAAGCCAAAAGTATTCTGTAGAATCCATTATTCTCACCCATAAAAAAACCGCCCTAAGGCGGTGGCTAAACTCACAGGCAATATAGTATTACTTCTTAAAAGTTGCCTTATAAAGCTTTGAATTAAAGTAATCCGTAATTTCTTTACCTTCGGTTTGAATTTTTTCCTCATTTGAAGGTAAAAAATCTAATTCAGATTTGAAGCTCATATACTCTGGAATAAATTTCTTTATAGGCGGAGGTGGTTTAGGTCCACCTTCTGTAATTTTTTCGATTAATCCAGCTAACCATAAAATATACTCACCTTCTGAATTATGAGGAGGAATCAAACTCACATCTATTTTTACTTTACATTCATCTAATGGTCTACTGAACAATTCAACAAAATCAATAAAATTATATTTTAATTTAAATTCTGTTCCCTCAATTTCTCTGCGTATACATGTCATAAGTAAGTTCATATTTTCAATACAGTCATGTGAAAACAATTCCTCATCTTTAATTTTGTTATAAATATTTTCCGCAAACATGAGATACTGTGGCATTTCAGCAGCTCCTCATTTTTATAAAGTGTTTTTCTTAAGGTAGTCCTATTATAACAATGTTGCAACAAGAAATTTTCCATTTTTAGTTTAAGGAAATTTTAAAAATTATAAAAACGATTATATTCAATAAATTAGTACGAATAAAAGCTATGGAAGTTTGATTTTTCTATTGAGCTTTAAAATGGATTATTGTGTTTAAATTATCAATTTAAAAAGCTTGCCTAGTAGGCAAGCTCCCCCTTTTTTGATATTTGCGCTGATCAATAAGGTTAGTGTTACTTAAAGCAACACACTGATAATACTGAAATATTTAAAAATAAAAAAGCCCACTTCCTATTTTTATTCAGAAATGGGCTTAGCGAAAAAAAACGCTTAGACCTGAAATAGGAAATATCTATTCGGAAATATCTCCAACTTCATATTGGCATAATATTTAAGCACTAGCAATAGGGATTGAATTAAAAATATCAAATATTCATATTTAAATAGATAAAGATTTCTTTTTAAATAGTTTTATTTTTAGCCTACATAATTTTTTTACTTATCAAGAGTTATAAAGAATATGTGCCCATCAATAGGTAATACTTAATAAGGTCTTATGTGTAGTAACCATTAGGCTCTAGAGAGTAAGAACTCAAACTGACTAAAAATAAAAAATAATTAATTTTCAATATTAATGATCATATACTGCAAAGTTATGTATATTCCAACTTCTCCATTGTTGAGTGCCTCATATAAGTCTTCATCAACGAAATCTCCAGATTCATCATATAGCCATTTATGAATTTGAATAATTTGTATATTCCCTTTTTTGTCTATTCTTGCTATTGGGTCTATTACGGACCGAACTATCACCTTCTTCTTCGTCTTAACATCGAGCAATGTGATAATTGTCATTTTAAAATCCTTATAAATATCCTGTATAACAACTACTCTCAATCAATAAAGATTTTTATATTTAAATTACTTAAATAGCAATCTTTTCAATCTAAAAAATAAATAAAAAACACTTCAATAGTATGTGCCTATTAGAAAAGATACCTTAAATATTCTACTAGCAATAAAAAACCGCTTTAAGGGCGGTTCATCTAAAATTCACAGGTACTTAATGAAGTTTTTTTTTCTGTCTTTGCATCTTTCTGGGCTCACAAATTTTTCCAATAAAGTTAGTTAACCACAAAATACTTTCTTCACGATCTTCAAAATGAGGTATAAGGCTTAAATCTACTTTTATTTTGCGATCAGCTAAAGGCAAACTTAAACAATATTCAAAGTCTATTGAGCTGTACTTCAATTTGAGTTTTTTTTCTGCAGCTTGATTCTTTATCTCAGCCATTATGCGATTTAGATTAACAATCAAATTATTTGAAATTTTATTATTTTCATATACCCGTTCGTAAACTGTCTCAGCTACATCAATGTAATTTATTAGCTCTACATTCTTATTCATGACATTTGTACTCCGTTTTTTATAATTATCCGTCTAAAATAATGTTTATTTGAGTTACTAAATTCATCACGTACGTAAATATTGTTAAAGTTTTATCACTTATTTTTAATTTAAATATTTGAATTTATTTAATAATTTTATAATTTACTAATATTTATATACATCTTTGTTCTTAACACCCCTTTTTTTCTATCACTTGCCCATTGAGTTCACCACCCACACAGATATTCATTTTTACCAGCCTGGACTATATAGCAAAAAATAAAAAAAATCCGTACCTTGGGGAAAGTACGGACTAAGCTTTTCAACTGAAAAACACTATAATGGAAATAGACATCATATAGTAAGTTTAATATACGATAAATTTCATGTTTTTTCAAATCCTAATTAAAAGCCCACGATTAAGTGAGCTTTTAAAACAAATTGGTGCAACGCTTATAACTTTGTCCACTATATCAAAAATATGCCATAAAGCGTCTAGACAGTCAACAAGTCTAAATTATGCTTTTCTACTAATTGAGAAGCTTTTAAACGTTCAACGATTTTAATCATTAGATCATTGGCAGTTATAACGTCGATTCCTTCAAATGCTTTTAGTGTTAATTGCAATTTATTATTAATTACATTTGTAATTATTGATATTTTACCAAAATAATCAGGGTAGTATTTCAAAGTTTCATTAACTTTCTCCCGACTAACGCCTTCATATAGTTTTACAGTGTATGTTTTCATTTGAACCTCCATTTTGTCTTAATCTTTTATCATGACCTAATAAATAAAATCTAGCGCAACTCACCATAATTGCGACCTGAGCTTTAGATTGGTTTGTTTCTTGAGCAACCTTCAACAATCCTTTATTTTCAACCTTATTTTTAATTAAACAAATTAATGCAAACTTAGTTGTAAAATCTGTTTTATCAGAATTTAATAGACTTCGTAAAAGTGCTTGAATTTGATCCGCCTCATAATCACTGATCTCACATCGAATATAAGATTTACTTTTTTGTACTTCTTTGCCAGCTTCACGCATCAACCAGTAAATTTGATTGATATGAAGCCCATCTGGCAAATCACCCCCTTTCATTCTAACTGTTTCACACCATGCGCCAAACTGCTCTAACCAACCGTCAATAGTATATTTAGACCAATCCATTTGTTGTGTTTTTAAAACTGCACTCATTTTTCACCTACCAATTGCTCAATTTGTTTAATCGCCACGCCTGCTTTCACTTGCTCTGTGCTGAACCGTAAAACTGTAAAACCCATCATTGCTGCGGAGTTGTATTTCTCCATATCCCCTAAATAGCCCTTGCCTCTTGTGTGACGGCCTCCGCTCCAGATCCCGCCTTCTACCTCAATCAAAATCTTTGTACCCGTTATTAAAAAATCTGCTCTCCATTTACGATCAGGATGGAACTTATATTCCTGTTCAAAACCAATCTTGCATGCTCTTAAATGCGTTGCCAGAACCATTTCACCCACACTTGGTTGTCTGGCAACTTGCTTTGCTGAACGCCGCTTTTTATTTTTCTTTATCGGAAATAACTTGCGGTAATCAGCAAGGCTCATTGATGTCATGCAGCCCCCTGTAATGTGCCTTTGAATCCCACTTGCTTGAGATACGGTTCCCATTGTTTGGCCTGAACTGGATCACTAAGTTTTACAGCGATACGTGCTGCAAGTTGATCGTAACTTTCCCCTGCAGCTGCAAACTGGCTTTCGAACTCAGGATGTTGTGAGAGTTTTTGAGCGAAGATATGAACCTGTTTGTCGCTAAGTTGATATGACTCCCCCTGAGAGACTCGAACCAGTGTTGCATTGTTTTGATTTCTAGCTTGCTCACGTGCTTGGTATTTACCACATGCGTTGATTAACCAATCTACAAAGTGGTAATGCATGAGTTCATCACAAAGATTCTTCTCAGCGTTGTAAAGTTCAAATGCTCGTAATTCACGATCGAACCAAGTCGCGTTTTTAATCTGCTCGTAAGTTTCCTGACCAGTTGCCAAAAGAATTTCTTCACGAAGTTTTTTCAAACTCAACCATGTTTTTTTATTTTTAGATTCATCTGATAGATTCTTTGTTAGATTCCGTGTCCCAACGTTGGGACTGTTTAACGGAATTGTTGGTACTCTTTCATGGAATTGTTGGAACTGTTCCGTTGTTGGAACTGTTCCATTGTTGGTACTGTTTAAATCATCATTTTCTGTATCAAAGTGTACCGTTGTTGGGACTGTTTCTCGGCCCTTAACTCCGATCAAAAGATACACTTTAATCTGCTTAGTTTTACCTTCACGCTTACCAGTATCGACAATAAATCCGTCTTCAATTAGCTCATCAATGATTTTTAAAACGGTCTTGCGGTCCATTTCCGTGTCATCAACTAAACGAGCAATACTTGGATAGCACTCATGTGTTTCACCAGCTCGATCGGCTAGAGAAAGAAGGACTAATTTTTTAAGTGGTTTTAATGCTCCACCCACCTTTTGTTTTTGACGGGTTTTCCAAGCCCAAATGGTTGCGTCCAGACTCATTACTCACCAGCCTTTGGCTTAACATAGCCACCAAATGAATCAACCAAGCATGCTTTAGTTAAGCTGGTTACAATCTGTTGTGCCAACCACTGTGTTATGCGAAATTGATGAGCCATGGCTTCTGAAAACTCAACCTTCGTAACCGCAGCATTATTTTCGTCATAACCTTTGTTGCGTAAATTTTGCTTTTTCACCTCAAATAGGTGCCCAAGTACTCGCAATGCAGGTTCATAGAAAGATTGGATTTCACTTTGCTGGCAAGAATCTTTGATTTGCTGTGTAAAGCTGTTCATGACACCTCCGCTAATGCTTGCTCAGCGCTTGTTAGCCGGCGTTTGGCGTTAAGTTCAGCAACTGTTGCTGTGCGGATTTCTTTTGACGAAACTAGAATCAAATGATTCTCTGATTTGATGGTCCATAAACTAGTCAAGGTTTTGTTTTTAATTTCAAACAAATCATTTGATTTTAAACTTCGGCACTCTTTAGTAAGTACTACAACGTCACCTATTAAAAAATCTAGTGAGTTGAGTTCGGCTGGCCGTTCTGATAAATTGCTCATGTTCTAATCTCGCTATAGATTTGAATGCCTAGAAGCCTGATCTCGACCATCAGGCTTTTTTAATTTCTAAAATTTGGGATTCTGGGTTTACCCCAACATTCCCTATTAATCCCAAACGCTCCCTTTTCTTCCTGTTTTTTTCTGCTCTTTCAAGCATTAAGCTAACCTCATGATATTCCCCCATAATGGCTTTTTCTAAGAGGATCACAGCTTGATGCGCATAATCTTTACCTCGGACATCCGAGATCAATCTCAAACGCTCCATCATGTCAGGGAGCATCTTCAAACGGAGATCTTCCTTTTCAAGACTCATATTTATGCCCTTTCAAATCTGCAATTTTATTGTTTAAGGGTTCTTTGCCTTCGGCCAAATCACGGATTTGATATTCCCTTACTAATGGAATCTTTTCATCACTCCATTGGTACACTGCAGAAGGTTCAATTCCAAGCAATCCAGCTAATTCAGCACCATTAACTCCTAATAACTTATAAGCTTCTTGTTTAGTCATAAAAACACCAAAAGTAAGTTTTCTTACTATTTAATCAAAGAAAACTTACAAACGCAATATGTAAGATAACTTATATGAAAACTGAAACTATTGGTCAGCGCATACGTGCGCTTAGACGCGCAAAAAAATTGACACAAATGCAATTAGCAAAAATTGCAGGCGTAAGCTCGCCCGCAGTTACTGAATGGGAGAAAGATAGTTATCTTCCAAAAGCTGCCTCGATAGAGGCCATGGCAAATGCATTTGGTGTGAGTACTGAATATTTATTAACAGGTAAGGGAGAAGTACCTAATCCTGAATTAACTAATATTACCCCAGTACAGGCTCGTATGGCCCCTGTTCTTTCATGGGTTCAGGCTGGTAATTTTACAAATGTTGAATCAGTTGATATGTCGCAAGTAACAGAATGGTTTCCTTTACCTGATGATTGCGATAAATGTTTCTATTTAAAAGTACGTGGCGTAAGTAATGAACCTGATTTCATTGAAGGTGATTATATTGTTGTAGATCCAACAGTTTATTATTCCGATATGCAATCAGGCGATATTATAGTTGTTCGAAAAGATAAAGATGCTACATTTAAAAAGTTAGTAATAGAATCTGATGGATCACGCTATTTACAAGCTTTAAACCCTAATTTTCAGCCAAATATTATACCAATTGATGAAGATTGCTATTTTATTGGACAAGTTATTGATTCAATGAGATATACTTATCGAGGTAAAAGGAGGGTTAGGAAAAGTTAATTTTTATACCCTTATATTAAGTCACTTCTCTGAGTTGAAATTCTATAAATTCAGAGCTAGTTATGGAGGGTGTATGACTAATTTAGAAAGTGATCTACGCAGTATCTCAAATATGTTTAGATCTAATGTATTTGAACCTTATATAAAATTTATTGAATTTTCGTCATTTAAAAATTTTGAAGAAAAATCTAGAGTAACTTTTAATTATCCAATAACTGCCCTAGTCGGAGGAAATGGAACAAATAAAAGTTCCATTTTAAAAGCTTTAGAATCATGTTGTCCCGATAAAATTATTAGCAACAGATGGTTTTCAACAGATGTTGATGCAATATCTCATGATCCAGTTCCACAATTTTGGTATTCATATGATGTAGAGTATAAGAAATCTACATATGAAGCTCAGGTTTTAATTGCTAAGCATAAAAGAGAAGATGACCCTGATTATTGGGAGGCTTCGCGACCAAAAACAAGTATTGGTATGTCCCCAAAACCTACATCATTAAATGGGGTTAAAGAACTTGGTCCTAAGACTCGTTGGAATAAAATCCCCAAAAATGGTGTTTACTTGACATTCAGAGATACTATTAGTGCATTTGATAAGTTTTTCTATTATGGAGATACTATTGAAAAGTACTTTGATCTAAAATCGAGAAAAGAGCATATTAGAAAATATTCAAAACACTTAAATAAAGTAATTAATAAAAATTTAGTGAGTTTCCCTTTTAGAAGAAAACAAAAAGTTAAAGCGAATTATCACCTTTCTGGCAAAGAGTTGAATTATATTTCCAATATTCTTGAGCTACCTTATACAAGTGTTCAGATTGTCGAACATACTTTTTTTAATTGTGTAGGAATTACTTGTAAAATAATAAAAAATGATATTTCCTATAGCGAGGCATTTGCAGGAAGCGGAGAGTTTGCTGTTATTAAAATTGTTCATGAAATTTTAAAAGCGAAGGACAATAGTTTAATTTTATTAGATGAACCCGAAGTTTCTCTTCATCCAGGTGCCCAAGAGAGATTAATGGAATTTATTGTTAATCAAACAAAATTAAAAAAACTTCAAGTTGTGATTGCGACACACTCACCAATATTAATAAAATACCTTCCTAAAGAAGCTATAAAAACCCTTAGCTTAAATTTAGCTACGAATACTATTTCTATTAATGATCATGGCTGTAAAGCTGAAGAAGCTTTTTTCCATTTAGGGTATAAAACCAATAATAAAATTAGATTTATTGTTGAAGATCGATTAGCTAAGCAATTAGTACTTCATGCTGTTCAAGATTTATCAACATCTCAAAGAAATCTTTTTGAAGTTGAATATTATAATGGTGGTGCTTTCGATATTTTAAATAACTTTGCAGTTGTATATGCCCTTGAGGGAAATAATAAAGTATTTATTTATCTTGATGGAGATCAAAAAAAAATCGTATTACCTGATGCTGAAGATCTTACTGATAGTCAAATTTTAAACTTAGAAAAAACTTTCGAAAAATTTTGTGGAGGTAAATTACAGATACCCAAAGATAGCCATAATTCTGACACAGTAAAAAAAGAATTAAATTTAAAAATATTAAAATGGTTAAAATCTCAAGTAATTTTCTTGCCCACAAATGGTAACCCTGAAAGTATTATTTGGAGTAAGATTGAATCAAATAAAAAGTTATCTATTGAGAATTTAACTGCTGATCCAAAGGAGCGATTTAAATTATTGACTATTGAGACTATGCCAGCGGGAATGGATATCACTAGTGATATAATTTTTGCTGTTCAATCTCAAGAATTAGCCAAAATTAATAATACTGATGAGGATCTAAGAGAAATTTATGACACTATTTTTGAGAAAATAACAGCATAAGCTGTTATTTTATTTCTAAAGCTTCTTTAATATTAAGAGCATGTTGCCTAATAAATTCTGGAGGAAGTGCATTTCCAATCAATAATGCAATATCAGTTTTTGCCACAGTTGGAAATATATAATCTTTGGGAAAAGTCTGAAGTAAAGAAGCTTCCCTTAATGTAATACACCTATCTTCTTCAGGGTGTAAAAATCTACCTTTTGAAGGAGATGAACAACCTCCTGTAATTGTTGGCGACACATCATCCCACTTCATTCTTCCATATACATCATTAAATTGAGCTGGTCTTTTTTTATGACAATCTAGAATTAAATGATCAGGTAAATCTTTTCTACTACCTCCATCCTTCGGGATAGCTTTAATTATTTCCATAACTTTAGTAGAACGGGTTTGACTATAATCATGTAACCAATCGCCGGATGTACCCGATTTACCTAAATTTGCTTTATTAAAGCATTCTCTAACTGTAATTCTTTTTCCAACTATTTTTGTTGTTGGTATCTCGCCCACTCTTGAAGTTTTAACAATCATACGTTTGCGTCGTTGTGGCACACCATAATCAGCAGCATTTTCTACTTTAACAGTTGATTCATTTATCAAGTAACCGAGTTTCTTTAATTCGCTTATAAAAATTTCCATTCGGAAATCTTTAGCTAAAGCAGGTACGTTTTCCATCATAATTGCTTTAGGTTTTAAGCCTTTAATTAATCTTAAAAATTCGAAAATTAATTCATTCCGCTCATCATTTTGTGCCAACATTTTTTTTCTTGTTCTCAATGTTGAGAATCCTTGACATGGTGGACATCCAGCAAGTAGATCTAATTCACCCTCTTTAATATTTAATTTATCAAGTATCTCGCAAACTTCTAAATTTCTTATATCAACTTCAAAGCAATGACTTTCATTGTGATTCATTCTATATGTGCGAGCGGCTACTGGGTTAATTTCTACCCCACCAAGTACACTAAATCCAGCTTGCTTCAAACCTTCTGTTAGCCCACCTGCTCCACAGAATAAATCTAAAGCAGTCAATAATTTACCCGCCATCACATTCCTCAAAACCTAGAAAGCTCACTTAAAGTGAGCAAAAGAATTTTAACCTAACATTAAACATTTGAATATAACCAAAGGATTAACATTCTACAGTTTTACTTTGGATTATTAAAACATGTTAAATAAGTTTTCTTAAATATTTTTTAAGTTAGCTTACTTTCTATTGACTTAAAAAGTAAGTTTTCTTATATTCTTATCTTAGACATAAAAAAGCACATCAGATTTCGACCCCCGATGTGCTTTTGCAAACTGCGAGATCAATTATGAACGTAAAAGCTACCCCTTTCAACTCATTTGCATTTGTCAGCATGGCTGCTCTTGCAATCTCTGGTGGATCTTTAGTTGCTTGCCAGCTACAACCAGCTTTCCAAACAAAAGACGCACCTACTCTTTTTACACCTAAAACTCAACCAAGTACTTACGGTGTGTTAACCGCGAAAATCACAGGTAAACATTCTGGCGTTGCTGTCATCAAATTAGATAGCTTCCGTTTAAACGTTAGCTTTGATTTTGAAGCTCATCCAGACAGTTACGGCGTTCCGGGTTCTGAATTCACTGCTGTTGATATTACCCAACTCACAGTAAATGAAATCACTGATATTAACGGTAAGTCATATAACGATTTCACCGAATTTGAAGACATCCGAAACATCAATGGCCTTCTAAAAGGCTTCATCGAACGTAACAAGTTGGTGGAGGCTTAAAGATGACTAATTTCAAAAAACATCCTGACGGCTACAAGTCATTTTTAGGCCGTGATGATAAGGGTCTCTACTCTGTCCGCATTGGCTGGCAAGTGTACGCATCTAATGCTAATGGCTCAGTTCTTTACAAAGTTAAGGGTGAAGTTAAGACGCCTTTGGACGTTAAAAAGTTCAAAACCGACTATCCAAAAGTTTGGAATGAACTCACACAAGAAATCGATTTTCAGCGCAGAAAGCAGCTCGCAATAAAACTGCGCGAAACAAATATCCCTACTTATGACCGCAAAAACTATAAGCGTTCTCGCGGCTTCACTGGCTCAAGATAAGGATAAGAAAAATGACAACTGAAAACTCAAAAGACAACTTACATATCTGGAATGCAGTTAAGCAGACGCCTACCAATTTTCTTAAAAAGATTGAGATTGGTTATTTAAAAGGTAAATCAGATATTAACCCTCAATGGCGTTTAATGGCTATGACTCAGGCCTTTGGTCCTGTTGGTCATGGCTGGACTTATAGACACGTGCGTTTATGGTCTGAAACTGCACCAGATGGAACCATGATGGCTTTTGCTGAAGTAGCAGTAAAAACCAAGATTGATGGTGTTTGGGGTGAGGAATTTTTCGGCAACGGTGGTTCAGCAATTGCTGAAATTCACAAAGGTAAACTAGTAGCGATTGATGAGGGTTATAAAAAAGCCGTAACCGATGCTCTAGGTGTAGCGTTTAAAGCTGTTGGCGTGGCCGCTGATGTTTACCTCGGAAATTTTGATGGAAGTAAATATCTATACAACTATGACTATGCCTATCTAGAGCAAAATGCCTCTACCCCAGCAGGTCAAAATACAAATCAGAATAATCAGACAACCGCTCAGGGTGGTAACCAGAAACCACCCCGTACTCAGGATCAACTATATCAAGATGCATTGAAAGCAATCAAAGATGCACCTGACACTAATATCTTAAATGCTGCAATTAAGAAGTTTAAAGGCACTACTTATGAGGCGGGTATCAATAGAGCATGCCAAGCACGTGCCGATCAGATGGGTTGGGCGCCTAAAAACAATCCTCAGCAAGTTCAACAACAACAGTCGTTACATCACTAAAAGGAGAGCTATTTATGTCTAATTTACTAACTGCAGCTGAAGCATTTGCAGCTCTTCAAAAAGGCAAAACTGTTCTTTGTCGCCCTATTGGAGACATGTTGGACTTTTCTGACTTAGATCAATTCCCCGCTTCTGTTTTTGGTAAACCGGGTTTTGAATTCTGCATCAAAATCGAAACTATTGAGCTGGCTGGCATTACATTCACAAAGCCATTAACTATTGATGAGTATGAAGAAGGTCAAAATGTTTTTGTAATCAACACATATTTACCTTCCATTTATAACGTTGGATTTAAAACTCCTGCACTCATTGAAGCAATTAATAGTGGTTTTGTTCAGCGTGATGCTGAAAATGCCAAGCTTCAATTAAAAGCTTTTTCAAAAGCACTCGGTATTGAAATCAACAATGATTTAAGTGTTATTCGTCTTGGTGAGGAACCTAAAAAACAGAGAGGCAAAAAATCAAAAGCAGAAAAGCCTATTGAAGTTATTTCTGCAGAAACTCAACCAACAATTGTTATTACCGAACAAACAAATGTCACCACATCTGAGGATCTATTAATTCCAGAAACTAACGAGCCGAAAGTAGATCCTGAATATCAGAAGGCATTAGATGCCCTTCTTCAGCGTGTAAAAGAATCAAAAACACCTGAAGAGGTAAATGCAGTTTATCGATATACCCGTACGTGGAATGACAAACAAATGGAACCTCTCCTCCTTGCCACTCACAAGCGACTTGAAGAGCTCGAAAAATCTAAGGCACCTGCAAATGAACCACCTTCACTAATGGTCCAGATCCAAAACGCGCCCGACCTCACAACATTAGATGCTTTGGAAATAGATGTGGCCGCACGAGATCCACAGATTCAATCACGACTCATGGACTTTGTTAAGAAACGCCGCTTTGAGTTACAAAATGCGGCATCAAACGAACCTGATTATTTACTGGAGGAATCATTCTAATGTTGAAACAAACTACTCCAGATTTTCTTTTCGAACCAAAGCTGCTACCCATGCAGCTTTTCGAAAAGTTCATAGTGTTCAACGTAAATGCTGGGTATCGCGGTAAAGGTACACCTCACGGCGTGAACTTAATTAAAGGTAATAAAGCCACCCTTTCTGTAAGCAACGAAGGTGTGATGAACAAAGCAGCTCAAGAGCGCTACAAGCTAATGCTTTTGAAGTATTTCAAAGAAGGTCGCTCTGCAATGGATGAGCTGGATCATGAAGTTAAACGTATTTATAGAATGGTGGCCTAAATGATTGATCTAAACCAAGAACTTGAAGATTTTGATGCTTATTTTTTTAAAAGACATGGTGAGTTGCCTTTAGATCCTACTTCTGAGGAATATGCTAATAAATCATATTTAAAACACGAGATGTTTAAGGCATGGAAAGCAAGAGCCAAAGCTCAGACGGTGCCAGATACTCATATTCTGATTCCAAAGGAACCAAACCGCAAAACTATAATGGCAATGGCTTGTGTCTGCTTAGGGCCTGTTGGTTCAGGTCCAGAGTTCCTTACTCTTAAAGAAGCTAAAGATGTTTACAGTGCATTAGTAGATAAAGAATCAGGAGCTGCGGAATGAGCAAAGTTATTGGAGAAGTTAATTTAAACCCTAGCAGAATTGAAGGCACTCCCGATCAGGTAGCAATTCATATTTTTAAAGAAGTTATTTGCCCTAGTACTGAGGGGCTTCTCAAAAATAATCCGGAGGCTGCAAAGGTGTTTGCATACCACATTTTTGGTTTAGCGCTTTCTCAACTAGCAGAGTTTCATTCAACCAAAAGTCTAGATAAAGCTGTAACCGTTACTCTTCACAACCTTTTGCGTCAATTGAAGAAAGAACGTAATGAGTTGAGGAACTAAAGGATGAGTGGATTAAAAGTTAAAACATGTGATTTTTGTGATGACGGGAACGGTGAATGCATTTTCCCTTATTACGGTCTTGCCCCTCATATTCATACGAAGCCAATTGGCGGTACTGAATTTATAAATGTTTCATTACCTGAAAACTTTAGTCCTGATGGGGATGGTTTAGGCATATATACACACTGTCTGTATTGTGGTGGTGATGGCACATATGAAGGCATCAAGATAGAAGTTAAAGCGGAAAGTAAGGAGATTTAAATGTCACGTTTAACAAAATTAGATCGTATGACACATGCAGAAAAAGAGGCTGCTAAAAAAGAATTTTGGGAAGCTGCTGATAATCAGACCTTCCCGCCTGAAACGATTGCAATCGTAATGCACGTATCATTACCATGGTTACAGAAGAAAAGATGTGAAGGTGGCGGCATTCCATTCTCTAAACCGCATAAGCGGCAAGTAAACTATATGAAGTCGGATGTTTTGGCTTATATTGAACAAAACAAAATGGCACACACAGCATAAGCGGCTAAGTGCCGCTTTTTTAACCAATTAAAATAGACCTTTAATAGACTTAAATCTGAAAAATAGACCTTATTTACCGAAATAGACCATTAATAGACTATTTTTGTATTGCTAAAGATTGTGTAATATTGCATTGTATTGTTTTACTATAACTTACTAAAAATATTGATTTTTTAATATCGTTAGGTATTGCTTAATATTGCAATGTATTGCTAGAATTGAGAAAGACCCGCTGAACTTTAGGGTTCAAGGGTAACGACATGCAGCGGCATCTTCGGAGCATTTATTTTTAAATAAACACCTATAAATTCGAATTTTATTTTCAAATTAAAATACCTAGACAGACCTGTCAGTCTATTTTTTATTCTCTTAACTAATTAGTTGTTCTTAAAAATTAAATACTTATTATTTTTTAATTATTATTCATTTCTACGTAAACACTCCTCATACCATCCTGCTTGAAAATCTTCAATTGCTTGGCGTTTAAAGAAACTTGTCTTAAATACTTTGGCAGCATAAGCTGAGCTAATTAAGTCTTGATAAAGCTGCTTGGCTTTTCCATCTGCTAGCCCATCGGCAATTTGTTGTAAATCTTGTGCTGGTACTTTTTGCTGTCGTGCTTCCATCACGTTATAAGCGACCTTTTTTACGATATTACAAATATCCGGGTCAGCTGTACTTTCATTAGCATAGCAACCAGTGGCAATAAAACTTAATAATAATATTTTAAATTTCATATCCCTATCCTATTTCATCTTCCGTTCTTAAAAAAGTAATAGATGAGAAGACCTATTCCTTTCAAAATGTTCATGCAGGATTAATTACATAAAAATAAATGATCATGACCATAAGCAAGATGGAAGCAAGTGTTAAATAGGTGCCGACTGTATTAAAACTCTGTAAAAATTTTAAGATCTGCATTTCAAATCCAGAGAAAAGTTTAAGTAATTAACAGAGGAAATTTAGCACAACCAAATAATGCCAATCAATTCACACTTTTAAATTTTTATCGTGATTTAATTCAAATATTATTCATTACATTTTATCCCCAAAGTCCCTTTATAGTAGTCAGTTGCACTTTTCAAATCTGACAATAATTTTTCTTCAGTATACGGTTTTGGTGAAACTTTTATTAATGCAGGCATGTATTGTTTTTTATACACATCAGGATAGTCATGACATAAAATTTTAACTTTAACTTCTTGAGGGGTATTTGGATTATCTAACTGATCTAAAAATTCACCAATTTTTCGGTCCGACTCTTCAAATTGAGCTTTATAATGCATTTGAGGTGCCTCAGATTCAGCCTGTTTCGTACATGCACTCAGCAATGCCACACATAACATCATTGTTAAAATTTTTAACTTCATAGGTTTCACATTTTCATATTCATCCTTAAATATACTTATCCTGATTAAATGTAAATAAATACTGTAAATACGTAAAAAAGAAAAAATTATATGTAGATAGCTTCTCCTAACAACAAAACTATTTTTACCTGGTCTAATACATTAGAAGACTGCTTTTTAATAATTTTTAAATTTCGGTGAAACTATAGAAAAGTAGGTATAATTTTGCTCGACTGTCCGCAAATCTTTGTTAGATTTCTCCATGAATGAATTAAGTTTTATTAGAAAAAATTTAAGATCTAGAAGACGAGCTTTAACCCAATTTGAGCAAAAACAGGCTCAGCTTAATGTTTTACATTGCCTAAATCACCTTCCTATTTTTCATTCATCAAAAAAAATCGGTTTATATCTGCATGCTTTTGGTGAAATCCATACCGATCTTCTTATCAAATTATGTTTTAAAAAGAACAAACAAGTTTATTTACCCATGATTTGTTCGATGAACCAACATTTAGTATGGGTAAAAATAAATAAAAACCAATATTTAAGTCGTCGTTTTTCTCATCACCCATTGGGAATGAAAGAACCTATGGCGACTCGCGGAAAACATGTATCACAGCTTGATTTGCTACTTATGCCACTTTTAGCTTGCGATCACTATGGGACACGTATTGGTATGGGTGGTGGTTATTATGATCGTACATTAGCAAGTGCTAAACATAAGCCCTACCGTTTAGGATTGGCACATCAATTCCAATTTATTGAACATACTTTAGAACGTCAAAGTTGGGATCAACCGTTAGATGGTTTATTGACTCCACAGCACTTTTATTATTTTAAAAGATGATTTTTATATAAAATTTATAAAATCTCCAATATATCCTTTTACTTTTTTAGCTCCTTAAAAACGAAAAAGTAACCACCCTAAGGATGGTTACTTTGCCGTGACAGACCGTTTTACCAACTTATATTAACACGTCTATTTGGCGCTAAACATTGAATAAGTTGTGAACTATTGTTACTACTACACTGCTTGTATAAGTCGGTCTGGCTATTCGCCTGTATTTGTATACGGCTTGCATCAACACCTTGTTGTACCAGTAACTTGGCAACCGTATTCGCTCGTTTAGATGATAACTCTTGGTTATAACTAAACTTACCCAATGGGTCTGTGAATCCAGAAACAATAATTGGGGTTGTTGTTGGACTTTTCTTAATTTGCTCAGCAATTTTCACAACGCTATTAGTACCTTCTTCAATCGCACTCGCATCAAATCGATCAAAAGCAAATAGGACACTCGCTGTACGATCTGCAATTACAGTGCTATATGCTGGTGCCTGATTATTTTCTCCCAAAACAACTAAACCTTCACACGCTTCACCCTTCCAAGATAAACGTTCTGCTAAATAGTGCTTATCAAAATCAATACGCAACTGGCAACGCTGGTACTGGTGTGTGTTGGGAACACGGATATCTAGCACATAGTTCCAAACTTTTACTGCAAAAAGCCCTTCAGTAAATTGTGGATTGCCTAGTAAAGCTCGAATTTGATCTTTATTTAGTCCTGTATCTAAACGAGCAATATCTTGGTATTCATAACGTTTTACTTGTTTCAAATAACTCTTTTCAATCGCTGGAAAATGAATTTCCTGTTGCTGAGCCTGTTCATTTGCATAAGTTGTGACTGCGAAACCAGCAAAAGCTGCTACGACTAAGCTTTGGATTGTTTTGTTCATCTCTATAATCTCTTTAATCTGTCGAGCAAGGAGAGCATTGCCCTTCCAACCAGTTTCTTAATTAATCACACCACTAATACCAACGCGGACGCTTGGCTCACCTTGAGAAGCAGCTGCCACACCACCTGTAATTGACCAACGGCCATTGTCAGAGGTTTTGCGTAAGGTCACACCGACAGCGTTCTCACCACCATGATATGCAGCACCAACAGCATAGGTATATTTACCGGCTACAAACGGCGCATTTTCTAAGGCCATCGCAGCAGCAATACCCGCATTGGCTTTTTTCTCAACATCATCAATACGTTTATTGGTGTCATAGAACACTTGTTGTAACTGATCACCCAGATTGGTAATTTTGTTGCCCAATTCTTGGTTCGACTGATTTAACATACCAATGGCATCATTAATATTGTCTTTGCCCGTTCCACCAATGTTTTTAGTCGTGATCGAACCATCACTATTTACTGATGTATTTCCGCCAATACTGTTTTTAATACTGTTTGAAATATTGTGAATTTGACCACCATTTACGGCTTGGTTCGAACCCGCTTTAATCTCACCATCTTTAACACCTTGGACAACTCGATCACCGTCTTTACCAGCCATATTTACGCTAGTGCCACCAGTATCTTTACCGACCGTGATTTCACCATTTGGTTTTTGCTGTTGAACTAAACCGGCTTTACCATTAGAAATATTGTCAATGTTGTTTTGAATGTTTTTAATATCATTCGAGTTCTTATCGACTTGATTTTGAACATTCCATAATTGACCACCATTCACGGCATCTTTAGAGCCTTCAGCAACTTTACCATCCGCTACATTTTTCAGATTGGTACCTTTTTCTCCACCACCTAAAGTGACTGAGTTCTTGTCGACATTGCCATTTTTATCTTTGTCATACTGCACAGCATGATCAGAAAGCTTGCCAATATCTTTACCAATTTGATCTTTAACTTCGTTAATTTTCTTATCTAATTGGCCTTTGTTCACCGCATCTTTTGCATTAATACCGTCTGCAACATTGGTAATTTGTTTACCACCTGCATTAATACCATTCACTGTGATGCTTGGCCCACCCTTGATGATTAGACCTTGTTGATTTAAGACATGGCCCCCGACATTCACGCTATCGAACTTCACATCTTTTAACATCTCAATTTTGACACCATCTTCTGTGGTACGGGTAATGATGTTCTCGCCACTAGTTTTATCTTCAGCAGTTTTTGCGTCCGCACCACCTACAATATTTATAATGTCACCAAGCTTACGGTGAACTGCTTTGCCTTGGGTTGTTTTCTGGTCATTCGCACCAAAATTTAGCCCTTTTTGAGTCAAGTCATTTACACCATTAGTGACTTTTTCATCTACAGACTTAATTGCGTCATTGATGTTGTTTTTACCTGTTCCGCCAATGTTATTGGTCATCAGACTACCATCCGGGTTTACCACGGTATTTCCACCAATACTGTTTTTGATGCTATTAGAGATATGGTGAACCTGAGCGCCATTTACAGCATCTTTAGAATTTTGTGCAATTACACCATCAGCTACATTGGTAATTTTCTTACCACCTGCATTAATGCCATCTTTAGTAATGCTTGGACCATCTTTAATGGTTAAGCCATTATTATTAAGTACACTATCACCCGTGGTTACACTATTTAATGTCAGATCTTTTTTAGTCGACACTTCGTAGTTAGTGCTGCCATCTTTATTAACAGTTTCTTTTACAACAATGTTGTCGCCTTCAGTTACAGTAGTCTTTGCTTTCTTAGCTGTATTTTTTACTTCACTAATCGCATCATTGATGTTGTTTTTACCCGTTCCACCAATATTGCTAGTAGTCAGACTACCATCCGGATTAACAACTGTATTTCCACCAATACTGTTTTTAATACTGTTAGAAATCTTGTGAATTTGGCTACCATTTACTGCTTCTTTTGAAGTCGATGAAATGTGGCCTGCTTTCACATTATCTAAAACCGTACCATCCTTGCCTTTTAAGGTAACTTTATCTTTGGTCTTGGCATCATCGTATTTCACCGCAGCATCATCGGTTGCATTTTGCTTGGCAGCAAGATTGTCTAACTGACTCTTATTCACTGCATCTTTGGCATTGATACCATCAGCCACATTGGTAATTTTCTTACCGCCGGCATTAATGCCATCTTTAGTAATGCTTGGACCTTCTTTAATCGTCAAACCATTCGTATTTAATGTGGTGTTGCCCGTAGTGACACTGTCAAACTTCGAATCTTTTAACAGTTCAATCTGAATACCATCTTTGGTAGTACGGGTAATAACGTTCTCACCACTGGTCTTAGCCACCGGAGTTGAAGCAGCTGCACCACCTACAATATTGAGCTTCTCACCAAGTTTACGATGGACATCAGTCCCACTATTGCCAGCAAAGTTCAAGCCTTTGTTTTCAAGCTCAGTCTTGGTGTTATCAATTTTGGTATTTAGTTGAGTTTTCGTATTACCAATCGTGTTGTTTAACTCCGTCTTGGTGTCATTAATCTGAGTTGTGAGCTGATCTTTGGTATTATTTAACTTAGTATTGGTATCAGCAATCTGGTCACCAAAGTCTTTCTTGGCTTCATTCAGATTCTTGTTGGTATCAGCGATTTGATTACCTAAATCTTTTTTCGCATCATTTAACTGATTATTGGTATCAGTGATTCTGCCATTCAAGTTATCTTTGACTTTGGTGAGCTGATCAACATTTACTGCATCTTTGGCATTTACACCATCAGCTACATTGGTAATTTTCTTACCACCTGCATTAATGCCATCTTTAGTAATGCTTGGACCATCTTTAATGGTTAAGCCATTATTATTAAGTACGCTGTCACCTGTGGTTACACTATTTAATGTCAGATCTTTTTTAGTCGACACTTCGTAGTTAGTGCTGCCATCTTTATTAACAGTTTCTTTTACAACAATGTTGTCGCCTTCAGTTACAGTAGTCTTCGCTCTGGTAGCTGTATTTTTTACTTCACTAATCGCATCATTGATGTTGTTTTTACCCGTTCCACCAATGTTATTGGTCGTCAGACTACCATCAGGGTTTACAACGGTATTTCCACCAATACTGTTTTTAATACTGTTAGAAATCTTGTGAATCTGACTGCCGTTTACTGCTTCTTTTGAAGTCGATGAGATGTGGCCTGCTTTCACATTATCTAAAACCGTACCGTCTTTACCTTTTAAGGTAACTTTATCTTTGGTCTTGGCATCATCGTATTTCACCGCAGCATCATCGGTTGCATTTTGCTTGGCAGCAAGATTGTCCAACTGACTCTTATTCACTGCATCTTTGGCATTGATACCATCAGCCACATTGGTAATCTGTTTGCCACCAGCATTAATGCCATCTTTGGTAATGCTTGGACCTTCTTTAATAGTCAAACCATTCGTATTTAAGGTGGTGTTGCCAGTAGTGACGCTATCAAACTTTGAGTCTTTTAACAGTTCAATCTGAATACCATCTTTGGTAGTACGGGTAATAACGTTCTCACCGCTGGTCTTAGCCGCCGGAGTTGACGCAGCTGCGCCACCTATAATATTGAGCTTCTCACCAAGCTTACGGTGGACATCTGCTCCGCTATTGCCAGCAAAGTTCAAGCCTTTGTTTTCAAGCTCGGTCTTGGTGCTGTCAATTTTGCTATTCAGCTCAGTCTTGGTGTTACCAATCGTGTTATTTAACTCAGTTTTAGTGTCGTTAATCTGAGTTGTGAGCTGATCAACATTTACTGCATCTTTGGCATTGATACCATCAGCCACATTGGTAATCTGTTTGCTACCAGCATTAATGCCCTGTTTGGTAATGCTTGGGCCTTCTTTAATCGTCAAACCATTCGTATTTAATGTGGTGTTGCCAGTAGTCACACTGTCAAACTTCGAGTCTTTTAACAGTTCAATCTGAATACCATCTTGAGTTGTGCGAGTAATAATATTTTCACCGCTGGTCTTAGCCGCCGGAGTTGACGCAGCTGCACCACCTACAATATTAAGCTTGTCACCAAGTTTACGATGTACATCTGCACCGCTGTTACCAGCAAAGTTCAAGCCTTTGTTTTCAAGCTCTGTCTTGGTGTTGTCAATTTTGGTATTTAGTTCAGTCTTGGTGTTACCAATCGTGTTGTTTAACTCAGTTTTAGTGTCGTTAATCTGAGTTGTTAACTGATCTTTAGTGGTATTTAACTTGGTGTTGGTATCAGTAATCTGGATACCAAGGTCTTTCTTGGCATCATTCAGATTCTTGTTTGTATCTGTGATCTGATTACCTAGATTCGTTTTTGTATCATCTAACTTCTGATTCAGGTTAGTAATATTCTGGGTATTCTTACCAATATTGCTCGTATTTTGATTAACACGACTATCAACATTTTTAAGCTGGCGTACTGTTACTGCATCTGAGTCAGCTGAGCCATCTTCTACATTGGTAATACGGCGTTCTTTTCCAGCCGACCCAACAGAAATCACACCATTAGATTGAGAAGCATCACGATTAGTCAGGAAAGAAGTTCCTGTTGCTTCTGTCGCTACAGCATCTTGGCCTAAAGCAACACTATTTTTGGCTTCTACTTTACTGCGTGCGCCTAAAGCAACACCACCTTCAACTAATGACCGAGCACCTTGGCCAACTGCAACTGCATTTTCTTGATCGGCAATTGCACCGCCACCAATCGCTGCAGCATTTTTACCCGTGGCTTTAGCACCACCACCTACAGCAGCAGCATTTTCATTTGTAGCCTCAGCTCCTTTACCAATTGCTGCTGAATTATCACCTGTTGCCTGCGCACCACTACCAATTGCTGCAGAACTGTTCCCAGTCGCTTTTGCTCCTTCACCCGGTTTATTACCAGAGCCAATTGCCGTTGAATTTGTACCCGATGCCAATGAGTTAATACCCATTGCCGATGCGCCATCACCTGTTGCTTGTGCAACAGCACCGAATGCAGCAGCGCCTTTACCCGAAGCATTTGACATGACGCCAAAAGCAGAAGAAGCATCACCAGTTGCTTTAGAGGTCATACCAAAAGCAGAAGAAAACGCTCCTGTACCTACAGCTTGACCCCCAACAGCAGTTGAACCATGATTCGCTTCGGTTGTTGGATATTTCCCCGCCTGTAAAGTACCACCAGTAATTTCCGTATAGGTCTTACTTAATTCCGTATCACGTGCAATTTTATCAACGTCATCACCACCAATCGCAACTGATGAATTTCCTTTTGCAATCACGTCGGCACCAATTGCTACTGACTGATCCCCAATTGCTTTCGTCTGATCACCAATCGCAACAGATTGGTTACTATTGACCCCTTCGGCACCTTGAGTCGATGCATTACGGCCTATAGCAACATCCCCACGTCCTACAGTTTGGCTACTACTTCCCATTGCAATAGCACCAGAACCTATTGCCTGTGCACTACCACCAATCGCCATTGCCTCACGACCAGCAGCAGAAGCATTTACCCCTACAGCAATAGCATTACGGCCAGTCGCACCATCATTTTCAAAGTTACCACCTTGCTGACCATTGTCATTAATACTGACATAATGGGTACGAGCAGCTTTTAACTGACGCACAGTTGCAGCATCAGAATCTGCTGCACCATCTGCCACATTTTGAATACGGCGTTCCGTTCCAATATCTCCGATTGATAAAACACCTGTTGGTGCTGATTGTTTAGTCAAGAAACTTTCACCAGTTGCTTGACTGGCTTTTGAATCTTTACCTAAAGCAATACTGTTTTCCCCTTCAGAACGGGCACCTTTACCAATTGCTACGCCGCCTTCAAAGCTAGCTTCTGCTTGGTCCCCAATAACAACTGCATTATCTTTTTGTGCCTTTGCACCGGTACCAATTGCGACAGACTTTTTACCTTTAGACTCTGAAAATGCACCAATTGCTAAAGCATTTTCTTCAGTAGCAACCGCACCTCCACCAAATGCAATCGAGTCTTTACCCGTTGCTTTAGTAGCCATTTTTGGTTGATAAGCAGCGCCTGCCTGTCCAGCAACAGGGTCAGCATTTTCAATATCTGGTGAGCCAATCGCAATTGAACGGTAACCTTCCGCAGTGGCTGAATGCCCTATGGCTAAAGAACCTTTACCCGTCGCAGCAGCAACATTACCAATAGCTTGTGAGAAGTCGGCTGTCGCTGCAGATTGACGACCAACTGCAAGAGCAGTATTTCCAGAAGATAAAGCACCCGTACCAATTGCCACACCTGAAATACCTTGAGTCGTCGCATAAGAACCGATTGCTGTTCCTAGGCCTTTCTCAACTACAGCCCCCGTACCAACACTGATTGCTCCGCCTTGTTTCATTGCGCCAGCATAAGCACCGGTAGAATTATTATATGGATTATTACGATTTGCGATATTAGAGCCAGTTCGGTCTTGAGTTTGTGCTCCGCAGCCAATAGCAATATCTTTTTGATTAGCCGTATTAGCGCTTCCTTCACGACATGAAGTTGTACCAGAAATAGATGTTCCTTGGCCTATTCCCCCTTCGGTATTTGTCCCAGCAAAAGCATTTGGAGCAAAACAAATTACGCCGGATAAAACTGCCGCTGATACATTTAAAGTTTTTGATTTAGTCTTTGTTTTACTTTTTGCAATTTCAGAGGTTGCAACCCATGCTCCAATCGAAGCATTCCAAATGACCTTGTAAACTTTATTCATAAAACTTCTCAGACAAATACCGAACTCAACGACCAATAAAAATGTACAAATACATTTTTAAAATTTTTGGCCCAAAAAAAAGAGGCGGCATCCTAATTGAATAAATTTAAAGGGTAAATATAAAACCGAAATAATGATAAGAAAATTTGTGATTTTAATCACAAAATATATTTTTATAATTAATTTTAAATTACTGAATTTATTAATAAAAATTTAAATTATAAATATTGTGTGTTGTTTTTATTAATAAT